ACCACTAGTGCCAATTCAGAATCACAACTGCAACGGAATGTCTCATCGTTGTACGTCGGGTCTTTACCGCCGAAGAAATTACGATTCGGGCTAGGCCAATCCTTGCAGCAATCAACGTCCTGGCCTGCGATTGGAAAATCAAAGTCAACGTAGATTTGCGTCGGGTCGAGGGGATTGTTCTTCAACGTCTTATAGACTTGCGACCTCGTGATGCACTTCGTGTAGTAGGTGACGACAGGGTTCCCACCGATCCCGGTTGCGATTGGATCATAGCTAGGGTCCATCGGCTCGGGGAAATCAGGTAGTCCGTCACAAGCCGTCCCGCTTCCTGCTGGCGCTAACGCCTGCTGTGCCATTGTCTGCATCGTCTTAATGACGTAGAGAACGTCCATCGTTGCAGTAATCAGATAGCCGCATTCGTCCAAGTCCATATCACCGACTTCGGAATTACAAGCCTCATTCGGTATCTTGCATCGAGCTATATTCACCTTTAGGTTTTGAAGCCCGTACTTAACTCGCGCTTGAGTCTGAAGCCTTACGCAATAGTCTCGCGTTCCGATCCCAGGGAAGAACTTAGTTCCTGAACACTGGCTTTCTTCGATGATTACCCATGCCGTATCGTTCGTGTATTCAAACGCATACCCGTACGGATAAAAATCCTTGTACTCAATCCAGCAAGTGAGGTCTTCATCATTAGCGAACGTCTGGCATCCTGAGCATGTCGGAAAGTAATCTGCTTGAAGCTCAGTACTAAACAGAGAATTGTCAAGATTGAATTCAGTAATCGTCCAGTTCAACGTTTGCCTAGGGCTATCCACGCATTCTGCCGGTATCCCTGGAGGAAGCACTCCGCCATCTGCATAGAATCGGCAATAGTAATCCGGCAAGTCTTTCATCTCACCGGAGCCACAACAACAACATGAAGTGCAACCGCCCGCGCATGCCATCAGTTGCAAACCCCTATGCAAACGTACTTGTTTCGAACTCTCCACACGATGACGATTGAGTTCTGAAGTATCGTATCAACGCCTACGTTATAGGCTTTAACGATCTTCGGAGTAGATGAGCCGCCGACCTTCGCTAAGTCATCGCTTGCGTTGATCCAATACAGTTCAACGTCATTTGACGAAAGGGAATCGCCAGCCCTGCCAGGGATGCCGCCAGTCGTAACCTTTCCGATCCAGAAGTCAGTAAGTCCATGCTTCGCTTCGATGAAGTAGACCGCCTCGCCGGTATCGATGTGCGGTTCAGTTGCATCCTTTGCGACAATCGAAAAACAACTTCCGGTGTCAGATAAAAGGAATGATCCGTATTTTGGCCCAACGAGTGCACCGGATGTTAGGCTCGTGCTGTCGATCAAAGCTTGCGTTGGAAAGTCTCGCGTTCCGTTCCCGTAGCTGTCATCTGGCACCGGCTGGATATTGTTGAACAACAACATCGAGGGTTCTTGCAAGTCCTCATCCTCTTGAGTGCACTTGCGGACATTAAACACAATTTCGCGGTCTTCAATTATCGCGTTCTCGATGACGGTGACTCCGAAGGGTGGAATCTCTTCACCCGTCGTATTCTTGAACGCGAAGTACCGAAGCTGATCGATGTACATACTAAAAACCTTTCGCCGCCATGAACTGCTTCAAGTTTCTTGCGTTGCGTACCGCGTTTCCTGGTATGGCGTTGACCTGAGCCCGCTGTGCAATCTTCGCAGCTTCCTCGTCATACGTCGGGAACATCAATGGGTTTTCCTTTTGCCATTGAACCATTGTGGTGCATTGGCCGGAAGCGTTGCGACTGAACACCACCGAGGGCATATTGCCATCGGGGGAGATATCAAACGCAAAGCCCTTCATCGGTATCGTGGCTGACTCTGAAATTGATTTTGACGCAACATACTGCTGAGCCTGTTGCTGATACCACAGCGCGTTCAAAGCCGCTCCAGCATTCGCACGACTCCAATAATGCGTTCCGTCTATGACTACCTTCTCGACAAGTCCAGGCACTGAGTAATCACTGTTGATCGGCACCGGTATCATCAACCGCATTAACTCCATATCAAATCGACGCCTAAGCTTATGCTGTGCTCGAAGCATAATTTTCGCCGGCAAGTACGTGTTCTGTTGAACTGCCCCTGCGGGATTTCGATTAACAAAGTAAAGAGGTGTTTCAAGCTTCACAACGCGCGTTTCGGGGTCGAAGCTTACCCCGCCATTGTAAACCGTGTCAGGGTATTGAGTGCGTAACGTTGGCGTATCGAAGGGCTCGAACTCAGTACCGAGCAATTGATAGTTCGCTGCAATCTGAGCGTTATTCGTTGCCTGACCAAGCGTGCGAAGTGCGAAGTAACCCATAACTGTAAAATCTTTGCAGTCTTCGTCGAAGTACAGTCTGTAATAGTCATGGTTCACAGCAGCAAACTTCCAGCTTGCTGGCGGTTGCGGTCTTGCAGCTTGCTGAGATAGAGGACGATCAATCCACAATGCGTTATCTAAAATGAAATCATCCGCATTGAACTCGAAATTCAACCCTGCAACCAGTGGATTAAAAAACGGATTCAATAAAGGCCGACGCTGTGAGGAATCGATTCGATACATTTTGAAGATTGTTCGACGGCATAGCTCACGCTGACGCTTATCGGGAATGCGATTGAAGTTTGGTGGATCAGCGAGTGACCAATCAATTTGGTTCGTGTTTTGATTGATCGGCCCGTAGTTGAGGCTGCTCAGAGGACGAATAGAACTCGAAGGATTTTCCTTCGCTGGGTCCCACATGTAGCCGACGGGCTCAAGGAAGAAATCATTTTCGAACACCTGTCTCTTGAATTCAAAAACAATCGTTTGAGGAACAACCGGAGGGGTAACGGAAACCGAGTAATCCATAACCCTCTGATCGGATGGAATTGATCGACCGTAACCAACCGCGTAAAGTCGAACGACGTTATCCCATCCAAGGTACAATCTCAGTCCAAGGTATTGAAGCATTTCCTCAAGACACTCTGTGACCGTTCTGCCGTCGAAATGTTGCGCAACGCTGTACTGAGTAAACCCTGTGTAATTGCCGTACCTGTCTTCATCAAGCCTCACTACCGCGCCTGCTGGATAGACTTCGGGTTCACCTTCTCCAACGATATCAAGCAGATAACGAATCGTATCGAGAACGGAAAGGTCATTGGCACGATAAGAGAAGTTAAACCCATAATCAAAGTTCGTATGCCCAAAAGCATAGGCATACTTCCAACGCCATCGCCGATCCTCAAATTCCACTTCACGATACCGACCATTGACGCCGCTCGTGATCTCCATTCGAGACACTCGACAATCCGGTATGGTGATCCATTTGTCACCGTAGAAAACTTCCAGGTTTCCGTACTGCGGAAGGTTCGCACTAAGCACGAACTGAGCTCGGATTTGATCCGGCATCGTTGTACCTGTCCGCGTGACTTGGAACTCCCCATCGCACCAGATGCCCGCGTAACGAAGCATCCCTTGCGGTGCGTTGCCTGGATTAGCCATTGATCGTTATCCCTACGCCTAAATCAAGTGAAACGTCAGCAATACGGCAAGCCTGCAACACAACCCCGGCGGTGAATGTGCAATTGTCCAAAGGGTCGAGAAGCGTACCGCTTGCGAACATATCACAGGCCGCAATCGTCTTGCTGGTCCCAACTCGCCCGAAGTCAATCGTCCCTTGTTGCTCAACGTGTAGTTTCGTGGTGATCCCGCCTGAGGAATCCCAATTGACCAACGCTTGAGATGACACCTTGACCGTTGCCGCTGTTGCTGCCTTTGCCACTGTGACGCGAGCCTGTTCACGAGCAATCAGGGTAGTCGTCGGCCCCTCAAGTAGCAAGTTCGCACCGTAGACTTCAATCGTTCCGACGGTGATCGTTGATTGCACGTTGACCGCAACATTTGCCGAGGCTGATACCCCTTGGGTAGTCCCCTTGATGATGTCCAAGGTGGAAACGTTTCCACTCGATGACGCCGAAATCGCAAGAGAACCCGCGTAAACTCGCACTGTAGAACCGCTTCCCGGATTGCGTAGCTCGAACGCATAAGCCTGCGTCGAGTTGGTTCCCGAGCCGCTTAGAGTGTAGGTGACGTTCGACGCCTGAACATCGATTCGACAACGTGAAGTAAAGGCACCAACGCCGTACCCTAGATTGATCGCAATCGCTGATCCAGTCCCAAGGGTAAGCAAGGTTGTTCGGTATTCTGGATACCCCGAAGCGTTTCGATCTGGCAAGCCTACCTGCCCGGTGAACGTTGCGTCGATCGTAAGGCTTGCGTAGTTGTTCGTGTCAGCCAGTCCGTAGAGAATCGATACGTCCGAGTCTCGAACGATGATATCGTCCGCCGCGCTTGGTAATGATCCGCCTTGCCAGTTGCCAGCAACGTTCCAAAAGTTTGGGCCGCTTGCCGATGTTGGCTCTGTGACTGTTGCCGTACCGGTCGTTGCCGAAGCTGTAACGGTGCAAGGCACCCCGGCATTGATCGCGGTAAGCTGCAAGCCGGATAACGTAGGGTCTTCGCGTCGAGCTGCGACCATTTCCCGGTGCTCTGGTTCTGCGGAGCTGTTCCAAGCGTTGACAAGCGCATCGATCAAGTCACCGAGGGAAGTTGACGCCGCGACCGCGCTAACGGTCTTCCCGTTGATCGTCACCGAGTAGGTGTTCGTCGATACGATCGAAGAAAAAACAACCTTCGCTATTTGTGCAACGCTTGCCGCGCGTCCGATCCAATATTTTGTTGCCATCGCTTACCCCTGATTATTCCTGTGTGGATCGCCGAAAAGTTTAACTGGCCATTCGTATTGATACTCCCAGTTCACGCGATAGTGAGTATCTACCTTGCCCTTGAATTGTGCGTCACTCTTTACAATCTTCGGTGCCTGAAGCAACGCGAAGGGCCAAATCGGAGGCGGGATTTTCGGGTACGCCAGCAAGCCCGTAGCCGATCCCGATTGCGTGTACTTGTAGCTTTTCTTTTGAAACGCAACCTGCCGTTCTGCAAGGTTTACTGCACCGCCGACGTAGACATAAGTAAGCCCGCCTTGATCTTCTGTAAGCTCTTCGGTGAAGTCGATTAAGTCCAAGCCGCCCTGCCCCACGTATTGCACCCCTTCGAGCGATACGCGATACGCTAGGCCAGTTGCGTATACTTCCGCGTCCGATGTTGGGAACGTGTAATCAATCAAGTACGGACCCTGCATCAATTGCCCTGGATCGAGCACGTAGGGAGTTGCTTCGCCCTGGTCACCAAGCAATCTGCAAATCGGGTCTTTCGATCGAAATGCCGCCTCTAACGCTGCTATCTCTGACGAGGTGATCGCTTGCGTTGCGACTGGGAAGTTCACCACGCGCCCGGTAATCTCCCAACGGATTTTCATCGCCTCAATGCGTCGCGTGTAATCGTAGACCGGTGAGTACGACGGAACGACAACCGCTTCGTTATTTGGCCTTCTGATCGATCCGACTTGTAGAATCATGGTATCCTCGAAAACCTTCGTTGCGACGCCTCTTCAAGTTCCCGAATTCTCGTGCCCTGCAATCCGATCTGACTAGCAAGGTTCTGTAGGATTGTATTGTATTGCGCGTCGATTTGCTTATTGATTTCCTTCGCAACCGCCGCCGCGTCAATATCGAGCTTGGCTACTACGTCGGCCTTCGCCTTAACCGCAACTTCGATTTGTTGCCGCTGTGTTTCAAGCTGTTGGATGCGTGCTAGGTCTTGAGTCTGGAAGGCACCGAATCCGCCTTGCTGAGCCCTTCGCCTTGCCTCTGCGGTGATCTGTTCATCCATCGCGCCCGAGAAGCCTCGAATCTTCCGAAGCTCTTCAGCTCCCACGTTGCCGGCCCCAGCTTGGAAACGTCTCTGAATGTCGATGAGTTGTTGTTGCTCGTCAACGTTGAGCATCCCGAAGCGTTCTTCGGCGCTCATCATCGCGTTTCGTTCTGCTTCTAGCCGACTCTCAACGCTTCGCAGCTTGTCCTCTTCGGATCGCAACGCCGTTTGAGCCGCAGCGCGTTGCTCTTGGTGAATCTCGCGTTCGACTGCTAGCCGTTGCTGACTCCACTGAATGACCTGTCGTGCTCTATTTTCCGCTGAGGCTGATTGATCGTTTTCCGCGTTGGCAATCTGCGAGATTATTTCCGCGCGTCGCTCTTCGGCACTCATCGCGGAGATTCGAGCCGCTAGGCTTGCTTGCTGTGCTTGGGCCTGTTGGTTCTCTAAGGTTTCGCGTTCACGGATTAGCTCGTTGATTGCGGCTTGGTCCCTTGCGTCGAGTTCGAGGGCAAGGGCTCTTTGACGCCTGAAAGTATCTAGCCTTTTCTCAGCCGCTTCCATGTCGTTGTAAGCTTTTTGCGTATCCCCTCCTTCGTCGGCAAAAAACCCGCCGCTTCTGGTATTACGCATGATCTGAAAAAACGGATTGAATCCCGAAGTACCGATGCCCTCGATCACTCCACCGGGAGCTGATCCCCTTCCAATGCCGTTCTTCAATGCGTCTGCTGCTGTGACCGCCGCAACTCCTAACCCTGCAATTGCACCAGCCGCCGCTCCAATTGAAGCAAGGAAAACAGATATTCCTGAGCCGCCAGCAGCTAGACCGACGGTGCCGGCAACGCCTGCAATACTTCCACCGACGCCCGCCGCAGCTTGAACACCACGAGCCATCAACGGCAAGTCCGAAGCAACTTGACCAGCCGCGCCCGCAGCTTGAGCCGCATTCATGGCTAGCTGTGCTTCTGTAGTCAGCAAAACTACCTTTCGATAGGCATCATAGCCATCGGAAGCCGCCTTGATGCCCTTCGCCAACCCGGTAAAGATTTCAACAGTACCTTGGATTGCCAAAAGAGAATCAGTCAGCTTTTGAAGGTCTGTTTCACCGATCAAACCAAGCTTGGCAATACCGCCAGCGAACTTCATAACCGACTCGGTACCTTCGGCGAATGCCCCGATCATGGCACTAGCCGAAGAATTGATCTCGGAATATCTCCGCTGAGATTCCTGGTTTAGCTTTTCCTCTTCGGCGCTTCGTCGCTTGATCTCATTGATCGCGTCGTTGACGTTCTTTTGCCGTTCCTTCGCATCCGCAGCCCTGAATCGATCTTCCGCCTTGGATCGATTTTCCATCGAGGCAACGACTTCCTCTTCAAGTCGCTTTGCGTTCTCAATCTCAGAATCGGTGATCTCATCAGCGTAGAAAATCGCCTTCTCGCGTAAACGCCTGATCTCGGTATCGTACGCCTCGTAAGCCGCCTTCTCTGCATCTAATGCGCCTTGCAGCAAGTGACGTTCACGATCCATCGCCTCCTTCGCGATTACCTCACGCTCAGCGTAAAGCTCTTCGATTGCCAGAACCGAATAGTCTTTGATTTCCGTCTGCCTTGCTGCCTCTTCCTTCGCCCGTTGCTCTTGAGCACTTGCGTAGGCTTTCGCCGCTCGGTCAGTGACTTGGAAAAACTCATCGACCGCCTTCGTTGAATCATCGGCTGATTGAACTGTAGCCTGTGTAGCTTGCTCTGTAGCGTTCTGCAATGCCGCCGCTGTTTCGGTAGCCGATGTTCGAATGACCTCATCGATCGCCGATTGCTTCGAAGCAATGTCCTGGGCGAACTGCTCAATAACTTGTTTCGCCGCTGGATCAACGTTCGCCTTGAGGACGAACACTACCCCACGTTCAGCATTTTCAGCCATTGAGAAGCACTCCCCACGATTGCGGCCTCAAGGGAATTCCTCGCGACCTTTTCTTCGATCTCTCGCATCTGTCCGAAGGCTTGCATCAGCCACCAGTCGCTTCGCTCGGCCTCGTTGAGCATTGCGCCACCGGTTGCCCTGGAAGCGTTGTAAAGCTCAATCACGGCCTCTTGCAATGCGTTCAAATCCGGCTTGTTATTGTAGTGCCCTTTTGCACACCCGATTGATGACTCGCAGGGCACCTTGTGCGTTCTCGCCGCGTAACCGTTTCCGTCTCGAGACTTGATCGGCTGACCGCTTTCCTCGTCGAACATGATCTTTCGGCAAAGGTCACACGGTCGAGCCGCGAGCGTTGGATTCGTCAGTCGCAGCGTGAACGCGCTCAGGATTTTTTTAGTTCACCTTCCGGCGTGCCCGTTTCGCCTTCCTGCAAGTACTTTGCCGGGATCGGTTCCGTCGAGTCGGCTTGCAAGATGATGAAGTAGATTTTCAATAACAGAGGGTGATTGAGCAACTTCACGCGCTCAGCATCACAGGGAGCACCGAAACTCCAATGAGAAATATGCGACGTTACGAATTTCTGCATTGATTCAATCAACGCTTCAGCATTGAGTGCAATCTGTTTTGTCTCGGAGTGTTGCTTTTCTACCGTTGTCGGATCAGGCTTGCGATAGCGGAAGAATGCTTCCGGGTATCTTCCTTCCTTCGCGGAGAAGTAAGCCGGGGTTGCAACGCCTGCCCGAACGAATGGGTCTTTCCAACTCATACGATACCTCAATAAAAAAGGGGACGGAAATGTCCCCTGAGTATAGCAAGCGATTGAGCAAACGCTAAACAGTTGTCTTCACAACGCGGATTTGATTATCGTCTGCGTTGGTCGTTGTGTTCGTCTTGCGGAACGCTTCGAACTGTAAAGGCATCGCAATTCTTCCACGGCCCGGAACGGTAGGCCCGCCGCTCATGTACTTGAGATTCCCGAAGTGGATCGTATACGTCGTGGTTCCGTCAGTAATCGCCAGCGATGCCGTTTGACCTGCTACCGCTGCATCATAGAGGGCAAGCGTATCGGATCGGAACGCGCAATCGAGCGACAATTGAACGATCAAATCCTGAGCTTCAAACCGCGTCGGAGTCAGGGAGTTTTCGTACTGGTTCTGATCGATCGCATTGTCAATCGATAATCGGAATGAACGCATTTTGTACGCCGTCGAGTTGTACGTGAAGGTGCAATCGGAAAGCACGAACGCCGTACCGCATTCAGGCACCGGAGTTGTCGGGTAGGTCGAGCCGTAGACCTCTTCCTCTTCACCGACGCAAGCAACGTTCCAGTTCAAGTACTGCGATTCTTGCCCGCTGATTTCCAGGGAGTTGATTCGCAGCTTTTTGTAGCTGTAAATCGCCGCGACTTTATCAACGAGGGCGTACCATTCGTTTATTGTCTCACCGGGAAGGAACGGACTTCCGCCGCTATGACCTATCCCGCGAGAAAAGAACCAATCGATTTCCTGAACGCCGAAGTTTCCGACAATGTTTCCACCGGACTTATCGGTCACGGTTCGCGTTCGGCAGCTTGCTCGTTGCCGGGTTCCACGGTGCCCCATGTGCGTAACGTTCGTTCGCTGTCCGACGAGGGAGCATTCGTTGAACGCAACCCCGATACCGGATGCCCATGTCGTGCTATCAGATACGATCAACCGACTTGCTGTTGCTTGGCTCATGATTCCCTCAGGTGAAAATTGACGCTCGCTATCTTACTCGCGCTATGCTCACTCAACGCGACCGTACACCGGTGCGCCGTTGCGAAGATGAAGCACTTTGTCCGTTGGCCTTGGGTATCGATCGCCCGGCAACGCCTCATTCGGCACACCACCAAAGCAAGCCTCATACAAGCCGCTTGCATCCTCGATTGTGTCGGCCAATGCGTACCGCCCATCGAGCATCCAAACGCCATCGATGACGGCTTTCGTTTCCGATTGCTCAATATTTGTAACGTTGTTTTTTTCTGCAACTTGCTCTTGAACGTGTTCCGGCGCTGGAAACGTTTCCAAAGTTGTACTATTTGTTTCTTCCGTTTTCCTTGGCATTTCTACAGATTCCTTGAATCAAGTCTATCCATCGTGCATCGAATTCCGATGACGCATGAGCTGGCATCGTACCCGCCCTCGAAGGCAGGATCAACGAAGGGAGTCGCGAAGGAAAGTTCGATCGATTGTATCTTCGTCGTCGGAAACTTTCCCGCTGTGGTTGCTGTGTTGAGTGCGGTCTGAGCCGTAGTTCGAATGCTGCTAGGCATGAAGCCATGCGACTTGCTTTCGAAGATGTTTTCGATCCTCTCGATTGCGCCCAAGTGCGATTCCATGTTCCCGGCAAGGTCTGAGTCAGAAGGATCGCTAACGACGATCAGGAAGCGAAAGATACGCTCATCCTGCGAGTTCTCACCCGCTACACGCTCGGTTTGCAATGGCACGACGCGACCGCCTGCAACCCAGGTACGGCCCCGGTTATAGGGTTTCTTGCGAAGTACGAACGCTCTTGAGGAAAGGTCTGGGTCTGCGTTCAGGACTGCGACTATCGCATCCCCCAGAATTTTTATTCTCGACCCAAGCATTCATAGCCTCCGTAAATGTTGCGTCCTCAGGATGGTGCAACTGTTGATAGTTTGAAACTCTTTGCCGTAGTACCTCGATCTTCTCTATCGATCCAGGTGCGGCCCGTGTAGGTGTCGGAAGCTCGGAAGGTTCGAGCAAAGGAAGTTCGTTATCCTGATGATGCATTTAGAGCCCTCGCCATCGTAGCGTCAGCAAAAAGTTCATGAAGCCGATCAACGTAAGAACCTTCGAGCCAAAGGAATGGCCGGGCAGGTATCTTGGCAGTTCCAAACTGTTGATACGGTGCGTAAAAAAGTGATGTTCCGATTATTGCTTGATCCCGCGTAAACTCTTCGATTCTTCCGTCCGATCCGCTCTGCGTAACGCTTCGCTTCATCGCGCCGGTAAGGATCAACAGAGGGTGCGGCCCATGCAAGAGGATTGTATACGGTGAGTGCGGAGGCCATTGCCCGTAGGGTGCCCGCGCGTTGTCAAAGTTCGCGGTGAAGCCCTCATGCAAAGGGTCGAGCATGGATTGAAAGGTAGGTTCGTGATCCATCGTTTCCAGGCTTGATGCCCAGTCCCGCATGTAATCCACGAAGTCTACCGCCAATGTATCTGTCATTCTTCCTTCGTCGTCTTTCGCACGTAGCAACGCCACTCGGACAAGTCTACCGTTCGCTTGATCGACTTGATAATCCAGTCGGTATCAAACGCGGTGAATTTATCACCGATTTTCGGTTCAATGATTACCCCAGTTGTATCAACGATCGTCTCCGCCCATACAACCAAGGTCATATCTTCAGGCTCCCAACCGAAGGTACTTGCAGCGATTGCAATATCCCGTTCAGTTAACGCCGATCGTTTCGCCTTGGAAACGTTTCCACTCACAGTTTGTGACGTGTAACGCTGTGGGCCGAACGCGAACGTGACGCTTTCGATCCCTTCGAGGAATTGCCAATCCCCTTGGTAATCGACCGACAGCAAGTTCGGAACGGTGCCCTGTCCGGGAGTACCACCGCCGGAGCATCCGAAGAAATCGCAGAACGTTGTAACTACGGCCATTATGATACCTTCGTGATGATGACGTCGATCTGATTCGAAGGGCTGTTCCATCGCTGGGTGTCACCGTACTTAAACAAGCTCGCCGTTTGCGTTGTGATCGTGTACAACGCGCCGCTGGAAGGCACGACAAGGTTCCCGCTGGAATCGAATCCGAGGATACCACGGATCGCGGCTTTCTCATTCGTAGTCCAATCAGTACCACCTCCACCGCCGCCTCCAGTGGGTGCATTTTCGAGCGATAGCGTCGTAAGTTGCCATCCTCCCGCGCCGTCAGCCTCAAGCATGGTTCCTAGCTGGTAAATCACTGATCCGAAGGAATCAGCGACGTATAGGGACTTGAGCCCTACAAGCGGATTTCGAACGTTGAAAATCGTGTAAGCCGCTGGAGCTGTCGGAACAACGCACCAAGGCCGATCCAACTCAGCAACCAATGTAGACGGATTGAAACTGACGATGAACCGCACTTGGTTATCGCACCTGATCGCCTGACCGACGCAAGCCGTCGTCGTGCCAGTCGCAAGCGTGATCGTGCCTGTTGAGTTTGTCCCCGCGTTGCTTGCAGCTTGGCAATCTCCATCGAGCAGAACAACCGTCTCGAACAATTGCCGAAGCAACTTGCCGGAAGAATGGTTGATGTTGTGAGTCGCTCCAGTTAGTAGCTCATCCCAAATCTGCGCCGCTGTCACTGGCGTTAAGCCTGTCTGGTAGGCTCCTACGCTCGAATCCATGCGACCGGAAACCAAAGCCGCTGGTAATCTACCCTGAATGTCCTGCGTATCTGTTTCAACGTCTGTAGCTGTCTTGATGGTCAAGCCTGACAAGTTCACTACTGCCGTCGGTGATCCAATATTCGCAAGGTCAATTCCTGCTTCGCCTCCGAGCGAAACATCGAGCGTTCGCCCTGCTACCGTTGGTTGCAAAGGAACAAGCCCAGACTGATATGCACCTACGGAAACATCCATGCGACCGCCGAGCAATGCCGCTGGTAATCGCGTTTGAATGTCTTGGGTGTCCGTCTCGATATCCGTTGCCGTCTTGATGGTCAGGTTCGAAAGATTAACTACTGCTGTCGGTGATCCAATGTTGGCTAAGTCGATCCCTGCTTCCCCGCCTGTTGATACGTCAAGCGTTCTGCCCGAGGTCGTTGGCTTAAGTGCTCCGAATGCGTCGGTCTGGTAATTCACCACGTCGAGTTCGATGAGGATCGCAACCGGAACCATATTCGCCGCGCCATCGATTACTATTTCCACCCATCGAGCACCCGCCGCAATCATCGCGTTAGACAAGCCTAGTTCGTAATGACCAGCCGCAATGCTGTCAGCAATGAACCCGCTGTCCGTCCATGATCCAAGCGTAGCCGGAGCTAAAGTTAGCGTCGTGTGAGTGCTATCACCTTCACGCCTCCAACGAACGCTGAGGCCCGCAGTATTCCAAAGCAAGCCGCTCAAAAGGGCTCCGGTAGTCGAAGTGCTGTCCTGGACCTTTAGGGGAATTGATCGTTGAGTCTGACCGGCTGTGATCTTAAAAAACATCAGTTGAAACCTCCGTTGAATCCACCCGGTAAAATCAAGCCACCGCCGCCACCGCTCGCACCGTAAATCGGGGACTCAACCAATGACAACATCAACGAGCGATACAGGGCCGAAGTCGCTACCGTTATGTTCGTCGATGCCCATGCCGTTGTTCGACTTGCCTGGAAGCAAACTTGCGACACAAAGTTAGCCGAGTCCGTTGCTGATTGTTCAACGGTCAGTCCGGATGGAGCTGTTAGCGTGTTGCCGCTGTTTCGACTCGCCGCCCAACTCACCAAGGCTTGATCCGCTGCACCGGACTGAAAAGTACCAGCGACCTGCGCCGCAAAGTTAATCGTTGCGGATGTACCTGTATTCGTCGAAACGTAGTTAGGGTAAACGAGCGTATTCGCACCTGCGGAAATCGAAAGCATGAACAGTTGATCTGCATTCGTCCAAGTGCCGCTAGTCTCACTCGATGATTGAGCGTATTTGTAGCCGACGCGAAGATATCCGGCACTTCCTAACGCCGCAAAGTACCGATCAATCCAGCCGCTAGGCAATGTTACCGCTGTCGATGCCCCGTCGTTGTACGCAAGGCACAAAAGCAAGTTCCCTGCCGAGTGCGTTGGCATCGTGGTAATACTGCTTGCCAGCTCTGAGGTACTTCCGACAATGCTTATTGTCACAACTGAGGCTCCGTAGCGGGATTTCCGTCCCATTGATCGATCGCGGTACAGTAGGCATTGTACCGGTCACGCCCCGCTTGTCGCTTCTCGAGCTGCAACGTTTTCAGCTTGCAAAGATTGAACGCTGCAACGATTTGATCCGTTGTCACCGTCAGCTTGTTGGCCTGTAACGCGGAAATCTTTCGCCGACCGTATCGAGCGATTTGTACCGCGTCAACGTCTTGAGTCTCGAGTAGGCTTGCGTTGAAAACCGGATCTCCGATCGGCAAGCCTAGCACCTGCGATTCCGCGACCCAAGCAAGGCCCATCATGCGGCATCGATCGAGGAAAGGTTGAACCCGATCCGTACCGATGATGAGCGCGAGCCCATAGCCGGTGAACCTCTCAGACTCCGCGAAATCAATATTCGCAGCATTGAGAATTTCCACGATTTCGCTAGACGTCTTGTCTCGCCAATTTGGTATGTCGAAAATCAAATCAGTAAGCGACGCCATGGAATTCCTCAGTGCTTCACTCGCAAGCCTAGCCCACGTAAGGCGAACTCGCACAACCTCCAAAAACTTACCGCGTCCAACAATGGATTGAGCAGGTTACTCATAACGCAGTATCGAATCTCGAATGGGGCTTTGTGGTGCTTGCCGTGATGTTTCGCCGACTGTAGCAAGCCGGTTTCCTGCAATGCCTCAATGAGCCCGTTTACCTTGCCCTTCGAATGAGCCCATGCGTGTACCTCGTTCGCTTGACTGAGGAACGCGAAGGTCAGCCATGCGTCACGCCATGCCGGTACAAAGAGGCAAGTAACGCAAGCCGTCATCGAAGGAATGATCGTCGTGTAATTGCGGTGCCAGTAGCTCCCAGCTAGCAGGCCCAAGGGGTTTGCATGGTGCTCTTTATTCGGCCCGCCAATCAGCGCGCCTACGAAGGGGGTATCGGCATCCCAGTACCGATCCTCAAACCAATGAAACACTCCGGCGATGAAATCTGCCGCGAGCCAACTGAGTAATATCCAACCGATCCAATCGGTCATTTGATTGCCGCCTCTGCACTGTCGAGGGAAAGATAGCCGACGATGACAACCCGCTTGCCACCGCTTGTGAGTTCGAATGTAGGTCCCCTGGTATAGCCATGGTTCGGCTTGTCGCAAATCACAACGTCCCAGTCCGCATCGTGGAAACGTTTCCACTCTTGATCGATCCACTGCTTACACGGAGGGCAATTAGGAAGGGTGCAAATGACGATTTCCTTCGTTGCTTCTGCCTTGCTGAATTGCTTGGCCTTTCGCTCGGCTAGCATCGCCTCATAGTCAGCTTTGATCTGATCGATGAGGTCTGATGATGACTGATTCGGTTGAGGCTTTTCGGTGGAAACGTTTCCAGCCTTCGTCAGCAATTCATAGCCGAGAGAACCGATGACCACGCCGAAAATCAACGCCAATAGCAACGAACCAAGGGAAGGTGATCGCATTGAAAAACTACCTGATTGATCGGAAGTGAAGGGTAAATGTAATCGCACCCGTTTGAGCTGTCGCAGCCTTGAGCCGCAGCTTGGCACTATAGCCACGAGCCGACGAAAGAAACACGTTCGAGTTGATCGGAACGTATCGCTTGGTGCTACTGAGCGCCGTCGTATGGGCTGTGGTCGAATCAAGCTGGTAAACAGTCAGCCAATTCACGCCGTCGAACTGGATTTCGTATCCGACGTTCGCACCGTCGAAGCCGTCTGTATTGGTCGAGATGGCGCAGAGGACTTCACCCTCTGGAATCACAACGTCACTTGACTCTTGAACTCCGTCGGGAATGGTAACCGTCAGCTTGTCTTGTCTCATGAATACACCTGTGATTCGATTTCCCAGCTACCGTCCTCATCATCCAACGCGGCCTGAACTTCGGCCTCTCGCAGAATGGCCTCGTCGAGCATCTTGAGTTCTTCTAGCAACGATTTGCGGTATCCAACATGGTCAACGGTTGTTCCGCCGTCGCTCGTGTTGGCGTTCGGCTTACCGCCTGCCCCGCTCGTTACCGTCATCGCGGCAAGCTGTGAAGCTACATAAGCCCGCCGCGTTTTAAGATCATCTAAGACGCTCATAATTACCCTCTGCGAAGTATCCTACCTGAGCTATGCTCACTCAGTACCCGGCGCGTCGCATGTCCTCAGCGTCGAGCATTTCTTGCTCGCTTGGGCTCAGCATGTTTCCACGCTCTGCCTTCGCTCGTAGCGATGCAATCATCAGTACGTGCTTGCGTCTCTCATCGCGCCGAGCATCCTTGCAGATTGCCCGCAATGGGTGCTTCACCGGGTCAACCTGCTTACCGGCATTCTCCGGGCTTTGAGTGGTGACGATATACCATCGGATCGCTTCCGCCTCGTCGCAGCACTTGATGGTTTTCTTCGGCAACGGCGAGTCATTCTTGATCGGACTGACTTCGAACTCATAGCCTTCGCCAATGCAAACCGCTTCGGAAGGTCTGATCGGTCGAACCGCTGAGGAATCCTCTTGGTTCTTGATCAAGTCCTCACGCTTGGCAATCTCTGCTTCACGCTCACGAAGTCTTGCTTCGGCTTGCTCAAGCTGTGCAATTCTTTCTTCGACGGTCAGCCCAGCATCTTTGGTATCTTTCGCCACTTCTCACACTCCTGGAAACAAAGGGAAAAAACGCAACGTTGCGAATATAGCACAGTGTACCACCGATGGAAATAAAAACAAAAACGGCCCAGGTTTCCCCAGGCCGTCTTCGCTTCCCTTCCCCTCCGTCAGAGTGGTCGAGCTTGTCTTAGGTGTTCTTGGTCATCTTGAGCCGTTCGCGAACCGCAGCCGCTCCACGCTCGGAAGCCTTGAAGCGAACAACGATATCGCGGGTAAATCCGACTTCGCTGTTCTCGTCACTTTGGGTGACGGTCAAAGGCCAGTTTTGCATGTAGACGAACGCCTCACGCGGAGCACCTGCAAACCACGTCGCATCGGAGCTGGTACGTTGCTTGACGTACTGCCCGGAGACAACGCGGGGAGCACCCTGAACGCTGTTGCCGTTGACGTACGTTTGGTTGTTGCCGGTGTTGCTTCCCTGGCGAGTCATCGAAGCGTTGATGATTCGATTCGCTAGAACTTCCAAGGCTTTCGGTACCAAGATGGTATCGATCGTGATCGCAATCGGTTCGCCGGTCACAGGGTCAACCATGCCATTGAACTTCTGAGCCGCAGCATCGATCGAAGTCCAGTCAGCAAGCGTGTTGCTCAACTGGTTATCCGAAGCGTAGGTTGCTGTGGCCGCTTGCCCGTTACGTCGATACACAGTCGAGATACCGGTTACGACGTCAAGGATTCGCTTTTCGCGGTTAACGCCGACGCGCTCACCAACGCGATTGCATTCGCTCAACAGCACTCCCGTTCGGTCGAAGTAAATCGCCTCGCGGGTCACGTTGAGGATCAAACCACGCTTGATCGTTTCCGGCGTGTCAACGTACTCTTCACCGAGTACCGCGTTCGGGTATTCCTGACCTTCGTTCACGACGTCAAGGTCATCGCCCAAGCGACCAACGCCGGGGATTCGCTCACCGCTGAACTGAGTCTGGATCACTTCGACCAACTGTTCACCGACCAACCCAGGCTGATTGAAGCCGTTGAGGGTCTGCGTGTACATGATCTGCCCGATGATGTTGGCGAACATCGACGTATCGACCAACTCAGCCGATTCTTGAATCTGGTATCCACCCCCGGACGAAGGGCGAAGCAGGTTAGCAGCTTCGCGTCCATCGGGTACGAATTGCTCGAAGAGTTGACGAACTGACCAGCGTGAAGCTAGGTCGTTCGCGTCACCCTTGAGCGACTCTTGGAAGTCAGTCATGAATCGATCGAATTGCCGATCGCGTGAAGCTGCCTCGTACAACCGTCGCAGTTCCTGGTGACGACGGGTCTTTGCGTCTAATCGCATCGTTCTATCCCATTTACAAAGTGAAACTATCCGCCGCCCCAAGCAACCGCGCTAGGGCTCCATCCGACTAACGAGCTTGGTAACACGAAACGGCATCAGCAAGCAGGGTTTGCTGGTTTGCCGATCCGTTCTTCACGCCGATCATTACCGAGGTTTCGGTAGCGTTCGCGTAGGTTCGGTCGAGCATCTTGTAGACGGTCGAACCGTTGATTTTGAAAATAACATCACAAAGGGCCGAAGTCTTTGGAATGATCTCAACTTCGAGCAACTGGAATGCAGCTGATGCCGCAAGGTTTGCCTGCTTGTTGAGGCTGTTCGTCGCGGTCAGTTCAGCGATGGTCTGAGTCGATCCGTCAGAGTAGATGACGAACATGCTCGTCGATCCATCCTTGGCAAAGAACCCGGCACCGCTGAAGCTTGCCTTCGGCCCCGCTCCGTTGTCTTGGATCGCATTCGCTGCAACGGCATCCATCAAGCCGACGTAGATGTTCGCGGCATTGGTTGCGGCCTGAGCGAACTGGATCAGCGAAGCAAACTCGATAGGCTTGCCCGCAGCAATCTTGTAAATCTCTTTCGTCGAGATGTACGCCTCGTCGTTGTCTGCGACCGTTCCGTCAGACGGGCTCAAGGTCACAACGCCTCCGACGGCATCGCCTACCGCAGCCGTACCGGTATCGGTAAGGGTCGAAGTCCAACGGGCTGAATTCAATCCGTCGAAGTCATCAGCGAAGCCCGAAGTCTTTGGCAACTTCAATGCCGCGTCAGGTAGTAGTAATCCCTTCATCTGCTCATCCTCTTATTAGGTGGAGTAACCAACAATCAAAAAAACCGCACACCAACAAAAATACAGGCGAAAGAGCTACTAGCCCAAAAGCCGCTTGAACTCGTCTGAGCTGCTTGGATACGCTCCCGCAGCCGATTCCGTCATAACCGATCCGGTACGCTCTGGACGCTTGCCGCTGGAAACGTTTCCACTTTTCCAGGTCTTCACAAGCTCGGCCCGGTCTGATTCTTGCAAGGCCATCAACGCCTTAATCCGCACTTCGTTGACCTCAATCGAGGACTCAACCAAGAGGGTCTTGCATGCGCTTCGATCCAAGTCACTCTTGAGCTTGGCAACTTCCTTCATCAGTTCGGATTCACGAAGATTTGCAGCATTGCGTTTTTCTGACTCTTCCATCTTGGACTTATCTTCGCCCTCAGTGGTTGCGGTCGAAGTCTTGCCCATGGCCTCATCTGCCTTGTCCTTCGCTTCCATGATCGCCTTGATCTTCGCAAGCTTGCCTGCGGTGTCCAAGGTCGAGTCATCGAGGACCTGCATCATTGCCATCTTGAACGCTGCGCCGATGGAATCGTCTTCTCCACCGGAGTACTCAACGTCCATTTCTTGCATGTCTGGATAAGCGGTCATCGCGCCTTCCATTGCTCGTTTAACTTCGCCTTCGCCGCAAGATTCGAGGATTGCCTTAAACTTCTTTTTCATCGCTTGGTTCCTGTTGTGACTTTCAAACAAACCGTTATTCGTGGCTGGATCGGCCACAACATCGACCGACCGTACGTCCATCAATTCGACCACCCGACGCTGACCGTCAATCATCTGCTCGTCACCTGCTGCATCGTGTGACAAGCCGAATGTATCGGGGAATCGTTCCGCTGCTTCGATGAGTTGAGGCGTCATCGGATGGTTCTTGAGGTAGTGCAAGTCTGCATACAATGCCCCCTCGATCATTCGAGCGTTGCGAAGTACTCCCCATCGATCCTGAATCGGTCTGTCTTGCTGTACCCGGTTCGATGGGTCGAGCTTCTGGTGATTCAGATTGACGGTGACTCCCTCGTAAAGCGGCAAGGCTTTCTCGATTGCAGCCGCCTCGTAGACGCGACCGTTGCGCGATTGCTGACCGAGTACCTTGACGCCGTAAATGATTCCGGCCTCTTGGTCGATCCGCTCAAAACCTCGTTGGGACTCACGTATGAACTTGCTCATGGTCTAAATACTACCTTCCGCTTGCTCACTCAACACATACAACAGATAGCACCGACAACGCGGATGAGCTGGGGGCCCTTTGGCGAAGTCGTCGGCCCAGTTCGCCGGGCCTGTGTTATGCAATGGCCCGCATACCGGGCATACTCTCTCGTCACGCTTCGTGATCCATCGAGCCGTTACGCCGACCCCTAGCTCACGCATCGTTTCCACGACTGTACCTTCGCCAATTGTGACCGCGTTGGTAGTCTCAGTCACGCCGATGTTCTCAGCCCTCGAATCTGGAAACAATCGATCCTTGGCCCACTCTTCGAAGGGTTCTTCCTCATCCCATTCATCGAGCCATGATCGATTCGTATCGCTCATTTGATCGCCTAGTTCGTCGATCTGATCTTGAGCGCGTTTCTTCGCTTGGGTTACAAGGTCATCGTAGATAGGCCCCTTTTTCTTCGGCGCGTCACCGAGTACTCCGCGTCCAATGTCGTCGCTACCGAATAGGATCAACAGGGCGATGATTACGCGCCGGTGAACCTCTTCGACAATCGGCCCGACGTATTTTCGCAATGCTACTTTTATTGCTGCATTGATCGCGTCGATGCCCTGAGATGCAACCGCCAAAGCTTCGGCGAATACTTCCTCCATCGCTGACCGAATGCGTTCCTCGTAGCGTTTACGGCCCTTAACGTCAGGCATTATGGGTAATCCTTCCAACGGTCGAGCATCTGTTGTTGACGCCCGGAGAATGATTCCTGCTTGCGGTTCAGTTCAGCCAACGCGGGGTTCTGCTTGAGCAACCACGACTCACGAACGAAGGTAACTCCATCCCATCCGTACTCACCCTGCAAGGATTCTTTGAGCAACTTGGTGACGCTTGGACGCGACCAGAAACGGCATGACCAGTACCGCGCCTTCCACTTCGGCCCCGGATCGTCGCAGTTATGCCGAGCCCTGAACCCGCGTCTGCTTCCAGGGTCATCACGCTTGATTCGCATCTTCGGATCGCCGAAGCTGACCTTCACGACGTTGCCCTTATCGTTCTTGACATATACGCCGAATTTCTTCGGCCCGCTTGGTGTTCGGAACGGCTTGTTGAGGGTCTTTTTCTCAGCCTCAGTTAGTTGCTCCGCTGGAAACGTTTCCAGGCTCCCATCCGACGCATCGTCCAGAACCGCCTTGATATCTTGGTCAGGCATGCCGATCGATCGAAGCAGTACTTCGGCCACTTGCCGGGTAGTATTCCCTTGCATGTAGTCACGCAAAACGTCGGCCATCGCTTTTCGATTGCGATTCCATTGCAAACGCGAAATTCCCTGCCATTTTGCGGAATTCTCCGCTTCTGAGGTGGAAACGTTTCCACTTTCCTGCCCTGTCTTTTGCCCCTTTGCGCTGGAAACGTTTCCACTTTTCGAGCCCGGTTGAGCCGCTGTTCCGGCCTGCTGCTCTGCCCCTGCGACCTGCAAGCCGTTCGCCGTTTCGGTATCGATATCACGGCCCAATTCGTTGATTGCGGTCTTGTCGGATACCCAACCCCTCTCACGTTGTAAGGCTAGGGCTTGAGTATGCTTCAATGGGTCAAGCTGTAGGATTCTTGCCGCAATGGTTTCAACGGTCAGGATATCCCGCAAGTCCTCCCACGAGTTGACGCCGTACGCGCGAAAACGCCCACTGTTTGCAGCAAGCTTGATAAGCTTCATGATGACCTCGCGGAAGCGTTCCTTGCGTTGAACTTGCTCCGCCTGTCTGCCTTGCATGAATGGCCCCTCTGCGACCAATGCCGATGCAAGGTTGTTGTTCTCGTAGCTCCCGGTCAGCATCCCTTCGGGAAATGCGTGAACCGATCCCGCAAGCCTCAACGCTGCCTCAAGAACATCGACGTAGATATCTGAGTTATTCGCGCCAAGCAAGCCCGCCTTGTAGCTCTGACCAGCCGGAACATCGAGCCGCGTGCCGGGCATCATTCGCCGCCTGCGTTGCGGTAGCCCGGTCATAGGGTCAACCTTGCCCGTTAGCGGTGCGAATTTCTTCACGATGTTGTCGGCTTGACGCTGTGTCCCTTCGCTGTGCTCCACGATGTAGGCGATTGCCGCCTGCGTTGCTGCCCCCTCTGCGGTATTGGTCAACACGCGGTCAGCCCTGAGAAGGTACAAATGCGGCTTGAAGAAATCAGAGAAGCCACGCTTTGCCCTTTGGCGTACGTTCCGCTTCCAGAATACAACGCGGTCAGCCGGTACGTAGTCCCAATCTAGCCCCGCCGCATCCCGCACGAAATGGTACCCGATGTGCCGCTCTGGTACGTTCTTTTTTGTAAGTACTCCGAATGTCCAGGAAGGCACGTAATCAATCCCTAGCCAATCTTCTAGCTCAGGCTTGATCGCTGGTTCGGTCAGTTCGTCAGGCTCCCGCGCAACCATCATGCACTGCCCATCGTCGTAGATGAACTCAGAAAGGAACTCACCGTCGGCGATTTCCCGGACGTAAGATTCGCGTTCGAGCTCCGATGACCACTTGGAGTTATCCAGGCATTCGCGGACGTAAACCTGAACTGCCTTTTCAAGTCGCTTGTTTTCGCTCTTAATCGTCCAATCGAAGCCGGTGCCGATCGTGTAGTCAAGCAAGCGATTGACCCAGGCTTGGGCCATGGGCACCTTCTCGACAAGTAGCCAACTCATAGCCCGGATCAGTTTCAAGTCGGACTCGTTGGTATAGACTGGACGAAAGCGACCGTCTGACCGGTCGTAAATCTGCGTAAATGCTCCGAGGCCGTTCGTATTGAAGAACCCGGTAGAATCCGTCATGAACTCAGTAACGTCGATGACCTCGCCCCACGATTCCGTTAAACTTTGGGCGTCTCGCATTGCGTCAATAATTTTTTCCATGGTATGCCTCCGCCTCAAATTCTAGGTCAACCCTGCTCACTATGCGACTTGACGAATCGACAATCTACCAAATCTTTGCAATGGCGCATCGTCGAGCTACGAAGTCAGAAATAGCATCTTACCTGTCGATCACCCGCGACACAGTAGATTCCCATTTGTCAGGCCGGTTCCGCTGGCGGTACTCCCTGCCCCTTCAACGTCGCATCAAGAACCTGCAACCACCGCAGACGCGAAAGAGGCCCATTCCCTTCAGTTTCATTTCCATCGCTGAAGCCTCGTATTTCTTTGAGCGAAGGCCGACGGTTAAGTCCATGCTAGGCCACTACCGCGACTTGCGAACGGAGATGATCGGTGGTGCGAACTTTACCCGGCATCAATGGGCGAAAGAATGCGCAGAAAAACGCAACGTTGCAAATCTTCAAGGGGTCTGCATGACGCGGGAAGCTGCCCGGTATATGTACGGGGTAAAAACGGATCGATTCGTGATCCAGCTTTCAGACTTCGACTCATCGGATACGCCCGCCGGACTTATTCACGGCGCGCTCGGTATCATGGCTTGGACTGGTCAACCGTTCGTGACTCTTGACGTTAACGATGTGATCCGGCTTGCCTCTTAGGTGGAAACGTTTCCACTTAGCGACGCAGCTTACTTCGCAATTCCCTGTACTTTTCGATAAGCTCGACTTGCTTTTCGCGGATCTCCCTAGCTGCATCAATCTGCTTTCTGCATAGTTCATCGATCTTAGCAAGCTCCCTCTGGAGTTCCCGCAATAACAGATACAAGAGCAAGTGAACTACCGCGAATACAGCAACCATCACGCAGAAAAAAGTAACGTTCATTTTATTCTTCAACCTGTCGATAGAAGAATATCGTATCACCGGTATTCCTCACGTACTCGAAGGCTTGATCCACCGTCCACCCGACGTAGAACGTTGCTGGGTTCAAAGGCTCCCTGCCTGCGAGTAGGTATCGGTCACCTTGCAGGATGGTTTCCCACCAATTCAACTGTCTTAGCTTAACCATCTTCGCCTTCGCTTTCTTCCTCTTCGACTCTCTCCCCGGCCTCGTAGACAAACTCAGTTGCTAGCTCTGGATCGATGACGACTCGAGCCCCGCGTGCTAGCGCGTTCGCCAACTTGGTGATAAATAGCAAGTCATCCTTCGTGGAGTCCTCTGCTGTGATGTACGTGATCGTCAGGCGGTGAACTTGCTTCGTCTCTGGATCGCCGTTCATTTCGATATCGAGCATTATTTACCTCCTCGTTTCTTCCATGTTGGAAATATGCCCGGCCTCAATCGGATCATCGGTACCGAGCAACCGCTATGCTGCCAAGTAGCTATCTCCGCGTGACCAGCCTCTATGAAACCCTTGACGATAGGCCAAAGCTCAGCCGGTGCCATTCCAACGGCCTTGCTAATCTCTGGCATCGTCTCCCACTTGCTATTAAGTACTTCGCTAGCCTTCATGACCTTGCCCTTCTAAATCGAAAATCGAATCTAAATCCCTTGATATTGTCGTCGCAAATCAGATACCACCCCTCAGGGGCAGGAGCTTTTACCTTGTAGATTCCGAAGACTAGCATGTTCTCACAAGGCCAATCCGCGACATACTTGCCCAGGTGGAACTCGATTACCCATCGGCCAATCATGTCCTTGCCGCGCTGCACCCGTCGAAGATTGCGAACGAATCGAATCATTTCTGCTACCCTTGAATCTCTACCAATGCTTGCGTTCTTCCGTCGCGGTAGCCATGGAAATACCCTTTGATGCATCCCATGGCGTAGGCGAAGATTAGCAAGCCACCAGCAACGACAATAACCCTCTTTGACTCACTCACGCCTAGCTCCGATCCATAGGCATCACAACATACCGCGAAGCACCACAACGGCATACCATCGGGTTCGTCCGACTGATAATAAACAACTCAACCACGGCATCCTTATCGAGCGTCTTGAGCCAATCTTGAGCGTACCTGTGATCGATAATCAAGGTTTCTACCAAGTCACTCTCGACCGGAATGCTCACCAAGGAAACGCCCTTCTCTGCCGCCGAGGACTTAACCAAAAGCTCATCTTCGCAGAAGTGCAATTCAGTAGCCCGCGTCTCATCGTCAGAAACTACCGAGGCTTGCCGGATCGCTTGCAGCAACGCCCCAGCCGGCACTGCGACGCGCTCACCAAGAACGCTCGGCACGATCCTTTCCCACGCCGGAAACCGTCCTTCGATCTGACTCGTGAAGATAGTTGTATCCGCACAACGGAACGCAATCCGATTGCCGACAATCTGAATCTCGCAGTCGGCATCCTTGCTATCTGCCATGCGTTCGACCAACGCAAGAGGCTTGATCGGTACGATTGCCGATTGCTCTTTGGACTCACAGTGTAGCTCAGTGTACGCCAGTGTACGCCCATTTGTAGCCACCACGTTTACACCATTCGGCCCGAACTGCAACGCAACGCCTGCGAGCTGGTAGCGCGTCGATTCAACGTCCACGGAGAATTTGGTGGAGTTGATCGCCCTCGCAAACTCCTTTGCTTCCAACTTGACCGGGGAATCCATCGCAACCTTCATTCGCGGAAACTCGTCCGGGTTCGAAGTCGGCAAGGAGAAGTTCCCGTTGTTTAGCTCTATGTGAAGCTTGTTGTCATCGAACGACAAGCTGACCGAAGGTGACTTGCTCTCCCTCATGATCGAGCCAAAGCGAAACGGATTGAGCAACACGCTACCGCTCCAACCGTCCTGTACCTTGACTTGCACCTGTACGCTGGTTTCCCCGTCGCTGCCCTCTAAGACGCCTTTATCGAGGTCTAGCAACACGTTCTGAAGTGCACTTTTCGCACTCGACTTGTTGACGATTGAAGCCGCTGTTTCGAACTTGGTAAGTAACTCTTGTCGATCAAAAACGAACTGCATTTTCCTTGGTCTTTCTTATTTCTGGGTGGAAACGTTTCCACCTAATTAGCGTGAAAACTGACTATGACTCCAGCCTGTCATAACTTCCTAGCTGAATGTTGAACGGAAGCACTGCCCCCTTCGGAAGTACCCACAACCACCGCAAGTCGGCAACGTCTACGATCTTTTCATGAGGCGGGAAAACCTCCAACCCAATACGCTCAGGCCAGAAGTAATCCTTGATCGCCTGCATGTCATCCCATTCGATCGGCTTGGTAGTACCTCGATCGAGCACAGCATCTCGCGTTGTTGCGTTGGTATGCTTGACTGCAACTCTCAAGGTTCCTTGCCATGGCGTACCATCGCAGCCCGGAGTTGCGTTACCCCAAACCTGAACAACGACGCCGTTCTCACGATCAACGTAGGCACAATCTGGAACATGACCCCAGGTAGGCATTTCTTCCTTGGGCACTAGTCTCAATCTTGTCGGGTCGATGTTTCTCACTGTGCTATTCCTTTCGTAAAAATGTTTCCAGCGTAGTAGGCCAATTGCTGACCGATTCCCAAGCCTTTTACTGGGTAATCAACCTTAGCACCGAACAATACCAAAGCCTTTCCGAGAACGTCGCAGTAATGCTTGCCGCAGTGCATTTCGAACGTCAAGCCGACGAAGCTGTCGATCTTGAAGTCATAGTAAAGCCGATCGCATAACTGACCAACAACGCCAGCAACCCAGGCAACCTTATCGACTTGACACTTCTCGTTCATCGTCTGATCGTAAAGCTTGATCGGAGTCTCTGGAGAGATGCAACCGGACTTTGCCGAAAGGATGAACCATTCGAGGTTCCGGCCCTCAACATGGGCTACCCGCTTGCGGAAAAGGTCTGAATCGTAAATGTCCCTTGCTGGGTGCCAGTCCAACGAAGGGTTTCGCGTTTGAATCTTCGTCTTAGCGCATCCAACAAGTGCAATCCTCTTCATCAGTACTTCCGCCCTTGCGAGAACTGCTCAGCATGTTCCCGCACTAGGGGGTTCGACGCTGACCAGCTTGGTTTCTTCGATCTCCAAGGCCCGTCTGGATCGTGCCCGATTCGGAAATGATGTTCCCGGCAAAGGGTTATCAAGTTCCACTCGTCAAGCTCCAAGTCAGGCCGCACGTGAAACGGTATCACGTGATGTACGTTTAACGCCGCCGAACTTCCGCACGCAGCGCAAACGGGAAACTTTTCTACAAATTGATCCCGCACCCGCCGCCATTCCCCGCTACGCTCGCCTTCGGATATGTCAAAGTCGATCGACTCACCGAGCTGCTCGATAGGCTCTTGAGGTATCGCCCTGTGGCTACCTTCGATCACGTAGGACTTGAAGAACACCAAGGCCAAAGCTAAAGACAAGGCATAGAAAGAGAACTCCAAAAAACGCAACGTTGCTTTTTTATAGCTCATGGTGACTACTCGCCTGAGATACCAAGAATCATTGTTCGATGCATAGCTCGTTGCTCAATTTCTATCATCATGATGGAACCCCAAGGCTCTCCTGCGCACGGATCAACTCCCATGCGGTATGCCGTGTAACGCTTCGTGGCTATTTCTCGATACAGCCGTTTTTTCCTGTTGTTGCCTCGACGATCGCACGTTATCGCAGCAACACGCACCTTGTTTTTCGGATGAATCGTATAGGGCTTTGGACCAACTATCCGGATCGTTGAAAGTATTTTTCTCGCTTGCCTTGCCTTCACTATGCACCTGCCTTTTCCTCAAAGTCTTTGCGTATATCAAAAGCCAGAGACGCACAACAGAAAGAGAACTCCAAAAAACGCAACGTTGCTTTTTTCATTGTGGGCCGAATCCTACGCATTGAAGAACCTTCACCGGCTTGCCGTTAATCGTTCGCTCACGCCAAAAGAACCCGTTTGCAACCTTGACGTACTTGCCGAAGTGCTGATCGATCATTGCCTTCGCATCAACGTAATTGACGAACTCGAACGGCACCGTCACCCGCGACTCAGTGTTCTCAGGTGCAAACGGAAGGAACTCAAGCGTACCCCGTCCTTCCTTGCCATCGAGCCAAGAGAACGCAATGAATCTAGCTATCACGGCCTATGCTCCCTTCCGTGTATCGTGCGAATTATTTCCAGGCTTTCTAGGTACCGAGCGTTACCGGCATCGATCCCTCGCTTAACTTTTTCGATTGCATCCATCACCGACATTCCGTGACGTATGCACTCATCGATTGCCTCCTGATAGGTCATGTCAACATCGGTAAAGTCATCGACAACATCGCTGAACCTTGCCAACTTGCCATTGGGCTGTTGCACTATTCGCCACGCCATCAGTCACCAGCCTTTTCTGACTTGCTTTTGTGTCTTATGTCTCGGCACTTCTCGCATTTCTGCCAATCCTTGTCATTGTCCCACTGAACCCACTGGTGATCCTGCGGCATACATTGCGCCTCATAAGTCACAGTGTAGTCAACTTCGATCCAGATTTCATGACGGCACATAGGGCATTCGTAAGAGCCTGATTCGTCATGATCGTTAACGTCGAACTCCTCGTTGCAGTGCGGGCAGGTTACGTCAAGACTCATCATTTACCTGCCTTTTCCGCACATTGCTTGCAGAGGACTAAACCGTCTGGAATGGAAATAACCGGAGCACCACATTTGCGGCAAGGAGACAAGTCCATGCCGGATCGAGTAAGCAAAGTGTCAAGTCGCTTCTGCCACTTAACTTCCTGATCGACAATAACTCCACGAAGCTCTTTGCATCGCTCGCATTTTATTTGCTTCATCACACCACCTCAAAGCCTTTCGCGGTGACTTGCACAACCTTGCCGCTTGGTAAACTGTACTTGCATCCTTCGCACAGATAATACTCAGCTACTCCACACTGCCGGATCGCGTGCCACTTAACAAGCATATTCGCAATCGAAACTCGATCATCTCCAATGATGATCCAATCCTTCGCACCCTGCGACCAATACGCATCACTTGCAATCCTGTCTTCGTCCTTGCCGAGCAATCGCCAGCCGCTAGGTATTGTGTCGCGGGATCGGCAACTATTCGGAGTTTCCGAAGAGTTCGAACTATCCAAAATTGCTGGATTGTTGGTTTCAATGCGTCGGCGATACCAAAGCGGCGGATGCTGCTTCGAATCGCCCTTTTGCGACGGATACCACAACTTTTCCTCTGCGTTCCACCATTCATCGCTGTCTGACCGCGCCTCCGGTGGAAACTTCCCTAACAACCTGTACCCTTCGCCGGGCTCGGGCTTGTTTGCAAACCACGCTGGCGGGTCGTAGACTTGGCACTTAATCCATGCTGAACCACTTTCACAACAAAAAGCCGAATCGCTCCATCCGGCTAGATTTCGAGGATACCAGGGGCCAGAGTCGTCATCCCGAAACCTCGCCTCAACCGCCTCGCCCCTCATCACTCTTGCAACATCATCCGGAGTCGCTGACCGCCAAAACTGTTCGATGTATTCGCTCATTCGCAAGCCTCATTTGACTCAAAGAAACTACCAACTGCCCGAACTACTAACGCCGCAGAAACTGCCAAGTAAAGCAAGCCGGAAACGATCCCGCAAACAAACGCCGTCAACATTTTCACGCCCTCACGTACTGAAACAAAATACCGTCACCTTGATCGTCCCAGTCGTGGAGAGTCTCCACTGCCCGGAAGCCCATCGCCTTGGAAAACATCTGCGCCGCTACGTCGTACTCACTGACAGTAGCGAACAATGAACGCCGCTTGCCATCAACCTTTCTCTTGAGCATATCGATCAAGCAACGCCCTACGCCCTGCCATTGCTTCCCCGGATCGACGGCTAGCAGGTGAATATCAATCGCCTGATGTTCAATAGCGTAAACCACCACGCCTGCAACGCTACCGCTGATCTCGGCAACCATGCCGATGACGTTCCGCTGCCGAAGCATCAATCGCAGTTCAGCCTCCGGTATATCGATCCCGTTGCCTTCGAGTATTTCCATCACCCTAGGCATGTCGGGTATTGTCAGCCAACGAGTATGGGCCGTCATAACTTGCTCTCGCTCAAAAAAAGTAACGTTGCGTTTTTCTACGAAGTGGAAACGTTTCCACCCCTAGAAGTCGTCCGGCCTTGCAAAACGTTGAAATTGATTCGTAAAGGCTTGAACAGCCGTATCGAGGTCTTCGTAGACTTTGCGGAACACGTTGCCGAGAACCGGATCTTCGACGAGGCTCGCAAGCTTGAAGCAATTTTGATCCAAGCTACCACGGATCACGCGAAGTTCACCCGCATGCTTCCCGATAGCGTCCTGAATCTCTTTCAGCTTCGCTTGGTTCTCTGCTTCTACCATGCGGGCTCGCTCTTCGTCCTCAAGTCTTTGACGTTCGGCATCGATCGCGGCTTGCTGTTCGCGCTGCTGCTTTTCGACTTGTGCCCGTTGTGCGTCGATCTCTTGTTGGCGTAGCAGTGCCTCGTATCGCAGCCGGTCAAGCTCTTCCTGCTGCTTAGCTCGCTCGCGTTCGAATTCGGCCCGTTCCGCTGCTAGCTTGGCTTGCTCGGCTTGCAGGGCCTCACGCTTCGCTTGCTCTTCCTGTGCGATTTTAGCGGCCTCTGCTTCGGCCTGCGCCTTCTCGACGCGACCTGCCTCAAGTTCCTCGAAGTACTCGGTATCCGTCCAAGTCTCAGCCTGTTCCATAGTGCAAGGCTTGCCGGTTAGCTCAACGAACTTGGCAATCCTGCCATCAACGAAGGCTTTCTGCTTCGCTTCCAGCTCTGCCTTGACCCGCGCCGCCTCGTCATCGACCGCCTTTTTCTTCGCCTTCAATGGCTCTTCGATCTCAACGATCAACGCGGTTAGCCGCTTCGCCTCTGCGTTAACCTTGCGTTGCCACTCCAAAGCTTCCTTGTTGAGCCCTGTCCGCCTGTCGTCGATCTCCGTTCGCTTCGAGACACAAAGCCGAATAGCCTTGCGAACCTCTTCGTAGCCTTCCTTTGTGTCGGCAGTCAGCTTGCTGAACTCTTCCTTCCAAGCGGAAATCACGGACTCCGCCGCGACTTCCGTAAGCCCCTTAACCTGAACCAATTCAGACGCGCTCATAACCCCTCGCCAATGCTTGCTGTTCGATAGCTTGGGCAATCCTCAAGTCAGCCGCACGTTGCCGCCGTAGTTCCTTGATTTCTGCCTCTACGTATTCCATGGCTTGCTCAGCGCTAACGCATCGCGGGAAGTCCGCATCGAAGCCCGAAGGTTTCTCGATGATCCATCCTCTGCCATGCTCAAGGATCAACCAGTGCCCGTGAACCGAAACACCCTCAAAAATCCCATCGTCAGCACGAGCCCATTCAACGCTTTTAGCCATGATTTCACTCCAAGATATCAACGCCACCGAAGGCCAGAACAAAACAAAAAGTGGAAACGTTTCCACCAAAACAGACTATTTCTTGACGATCTTCGACCGCCCGATACACAGAGTATTTTGCAGTTGAACCCGCCGCGTCATCTGACCGAGCTTGTATACCCGCTGATCTAGCGTCTGACTCTGGAGCATCTCATAGGCCCAGCCCGGCATCGGGGTCGTATAGGCCAGCGTCCAGACTCCCTCAAGCCGATCTAGCTCAGCCTTGGTCAACTCGCAGCCGTCGAGCAACGCAAGCTCAGCAATCTTCTCGCGAACGATTTTGTGATTGACCATCGCCGAGTACCTTTCTTGCGACTTCCAAAACAACCCTGAGGCCCATGCTCAAAACGCTGAACAACGCCCCTAAGATAACGCCGCAAATCAGACTTGCAAAAAAGGTATCCGCCGGATTGCGGTAGTTCATCGACGCGCCCCACGCTGTCGCAAGTAGGAAGCAAGCCAAGCCGCCGACCATCAACCAACTACGCCACAAGCCCTCTAGCAATTGATCCAACTTCGGATCGATCTTGCCAATATTTGCAACGTTGTTTTTTTCTGCGCGTTTCTTCGGTAGTTGATCCTTCGCGGGCTCCGGCGCTGGAAACGTTTCCACCCCTGGAAACCGCAAACCCTGTATTTTCCTTGCTGCGACTATCTCAAAGGTATCTGCAATCTCAATTTGCGAATCGGGATTTACCCGGCCTGAATCGACCCACTTCTGAAGCGCCTCAAGGTCGAGAACGTTCAGCTTCCACCCGCCGTAATGCACTACGAATTTGACCTGAGCGTTCATATTTCCGTTTCCTCTACCTCGTGCAAACCCTGCAAAACATCCACCGAACGACACAGCAACGCAATCGCTGCTTCCAGTGCGTCAGGCCCGTCGTCATGATCCCCGTACGGGAATGCCTTCGCTTGCCGAATCAATAGCTCATTGCTCGCCGACTTGCGGAAGCGTAGCAACCGCTTATCGAACCACTTTCCGAGGCGTTCGATTCGAACATGCTTGTTCACCCGCTGTTCAACGAGGATCGGCCTATCGGCGTTGTATCCGATCTCGTTGCACACTTCCCAGTAATCATCAGCTAGCAGGTCTTGCCATGCGTTCGCCTCAAGTCCTACGAAGGCCGTCCGCCGTTCTCGGTTGAACGTCACGTAGTCACGAACCATCTTCGATACCGGCTTGCGGTCAATGTCACTATCGACGTAGAAAAGCCCGTTCCGGAAGCCGACCCAGATTTGCGCTTGGTAGTCACCCTTGCGCGCGTTCTTCCCCTTGGACGGATCCAGAAACGCCGCCGAGATTAAGCAATCCTTCGGCTCGGGGAATTCATCGTCGTCGGCCCAGATATTAGCAAAGTACGAATCGGGGAAGTTCGCCATCGACGATCCCTTGGGATTGCCCTGGTAGATTGAATGCCACCAGTGCCCCGCTTGCCGCTTGCGTCTCTCCATTACTTCCGCAGGCCATCGTTCTGGCCACAACGCTTCGCCCTCTTGCCTGTTCAACGGGTCTTTGACTTCGGTACCTTCCCTCAAGGCTTGCAGCGTTACTGATCGCACCCGGATATCCAATTCCTCCTTGCGTGATTCGATACGGCCTATGAGGTCGTCGGAATGCCACTGAGTACATAGGAGCACGCACTTCCCGCCGGGCTCCAATCGCGTTCCCGAAGTGGAAACAAACCAATCCCACTGATCGTCCCGAACCTTCTGCGAGTAAGCTGACTTTGCGTCTTTCAGGTAGTCATCGATAATCAGCAAGTTCGCGCCGAACCCAACGATCGATGATCCAACCCCAGCCGCTAGGCACTCCCCCTTGGTCTTCTCTAGCTGCCAGTTCCGCACCGCTGAGTGCTTCGGATCAACGCCATCGAGCCCCATCATCGGGGAAAGCTCGTGTACCTTGTCGCGTACCCACCTTGAGTGACTGCTAGCAAGCGTTGCCGTATTGGTGCAAATCATTACCCGTTTGTATGGGTTTCTAAGCATGTACCAGCTTGGTGCCCATCGTGCTAAGTACTGGCTCTTGCCATGGCGAACTGGGCATTTGACTATCAAGCAATCGAGGTTCGGATCACTTAGCAAGTTCCTGAACTCGAAGTCGATCACCGCTAGGTGCCGAGCGCGTTTCCACTCACCGTTCGAAAACCGCTCAGCCATCAGCAACGGACTACGCATTGCCCGCGCGTCATCGACTGCTCGCTGAGCCTCTTTAGGACTGACCCACGCCGGAACGTTAAGCGTAGTCATCCTCACCCCCTGGTATCACCTTGAACTCTCTTAGGTCGAGCTCGTCATCCCTGCCCGGCCCTTCGATCAAGGCGAGCACTTGGTTCACTGTGATATTCGCCGATCCTGCTATCTGCGTTGGCAAGTCTCTCGGCTTGTTGTTCGCCTGATCCATCGCCAGAAGTAACCTTGTGGCCCATAGCTTTTCCTTCGGGCCTGAATCGGGGTTCATGGCGATTCTCGCAGATTCGAACACCATCCGTTCCCGTAGCTCTTGGGGCACGGGCCAGCGTTCGTTTACGGCTCGAAGCTCTAAGCGTAGGTCTTTGAGGCGTTTGACCTGATCCCCGCGTCCTGCTTTGATCGCAGTCGCTTCATTGGCCTTGCTTAACTCAGGCCAGAAGAATGATTCTTTTTGGGGTTCGCCTGTCGCTTTCAGTGCTCGGCTCTGTGACACCGGCTTACTGCCTGTCGTGTTCTTGCCTTGCACCGGTGACTTCTTTTTTCCGGCGCGCTTCGTCATGGCTTTACTGCCCTTTTACTTCCCGTCATTCTGGGAAGCGTTAGGGTCAGATTCGAACTGCCCCTTCTCAACTGGATTGTTGAGCGTGCCGCCATCAGCACTTCTAACGCGTTTTGGATACGGTCTTGATAGTGATTCTATTTGCTTGCGCATGGCTGAGTCCAGGGGCATAAGGTATCTATGCTTCCCGCATATCTTTCTTTTGACTGCCCCAGAAGGAACCGATGCAACTGATCTCGCTCCACCACCAAACTGCTGACCAGTATACGCCCGCTTGTTTAATCGCTTTCCATTCAATACCCATTCGAAAGAATCCGCGCTCTTCCCAGCGTATATCCAATTGCCAGCTTGGTAGATTCCTCCTAAGTGCCCTTGCTCTGGGTCTGCAAAAGACACAACCATTCTCAATCCAGGTGATTGGTTCTTAAGAAACGCTAGGCTAACTCTTATGATCCTGCTGACTGCGTTTCTGTGAGTGGTCATCGCCACTCTGACAAGTTCGCAGCATTCGCCAATACGCAAACCATACGGACTCCCTAGATTTCTGTTCATTCCCCATGCGAACAACACTACCCCGATGAACTTACCACACTCCCAAACGCCGACTTTTACCATTTTTCCAACTGGTAGCGTCTTCGTGTAGTGCCAGTTTTCGCAAGCATACTTTGCTGCTTCGTGAGTAGCCCAATCAATCCGCAAATCAGACTTGCTCACGGCAATTGAACTCCGCTTTGCAATGTGGGCAAGCAACCATCACCGGGGATAATTCATCGAGCTTGCCTTGGTCATCCACCGTTCCAGGTTCAAAGCTTGGGTTCTCATCCCCCTGCCACTGCCCGCACTCAGCTAACATTTCTTTCGCCAGTTCATCGAGCGATTCCATGCCGAAAGCACAATCAGCAACCAACTGATCCAACTGCGCCGCATCGACCTCAGCAAGTTCGCTTGACGCATCGAGGATGAGTAAGGCTTTCTTCTCATCCTCTTCGGATAGCTCGACGTATTCAACGTCAACGAGCGTTTCATCGCCTACGCCTAGGGCCTGCATTACCCGTTCGTGCCCGTCGATGATGCGGCCTGTCGTGCGATTGACTAACACCGACTTCACGAAGCCTAATTCCTCGATCGACTCCGCAACCACCTTGCGTTGCTTCTCTGGGTGCTTCCTGTGGTTGAACGGGTTCGCTAGAAGTTGAGACGCGGGCACCTTTTCATGCCCGACGATCTTGGATACCCAGCGGGACGGCTCATTGCGCCCCGAGGCGTTCTGATTGCTTGCTTTCTTCGGCATTGCTGCACTCTCTTGGATAGGGGAAGGTAATCCAAGGTAACACGTGAAAGAGCCAATTGCAACTAACGAGAGAACGCGCAGAAAAACGCAACGTTACTTTTCTTTGAGTCGCTTGATATCCTTGGCGATTACGTCAGGCATCCATGCGGTCAGCTTGCCCTTGATCTGCTCATAGGCTATCTCGATTGCCTGTTCTTCCGTCGCGCCTTCGACCATGCAGATTGCCTTGCGTTCGAGGTACTCCAAAAGTTCACCGCTTTGCGCGTGCATTTTCTATTTCCCCTGCATTTTCGTTGATTTCAAATGGCAGCATTTTGGAAACGTTTCCACAAAAAAGCCCCGCCGGACGTATGGAATCCGGCAGGGCAGGTCAGCAGCGTGAAGGAGCACGCCGATCCTTTGAGGCGATTGGGGCTATGAACCCGGCTCGACCCCTCACCAGCTAATTTGGCCTGCTCCTAGTGAGCAGTCACATTTGCCAAGGCTAGCCAACCTCAGCCGACTTGCTCTTTCAATGGGTCAACTCCCTTCGGAAACACAACCGTTCCCTGAATGTACCCATTGCTAATTTCAGTGATCTCGCAGGAAGATAGCCCGCCCTGCAAGTCGAAGAACGGAATCTCATCGCCCACCTTAACCGAAGTCTCGCCGATGCTGACTGTGCCCATCGTGCCAATGATGAACGGATTTGTTCTTTCGAATCGTTTCACGTTTTGACCTTCAGCACTCATCCGACTCTCTCCCTTAATACTTCCAAGGCATCGCGTACGATCTTCGCAGCCGTCGGACTGCTAACCCCGAACACTTCCGCAATCTCTGCGAGCGTTGCGTCATCATAGTACCTCATCTTGATTGCCGTTGCTTGATCTTCCGTGAGGTACTCGAACGCTTGCGAAAGCGCGTCAATCTCTTCTGACCTGATTAACGCCGCCAACGGATCGCAGGAAAACTCATTTCGATTATTTTCCATGTGCCAAAGGTGATCCCGCCTCTGATCCCGGAACGCCTTTCTGCGAGCACTCTTTGCCGTCCAAACGGCTTTCTTCTTTGGTGCCTCTGCGTAGGTCTTTAGGATCGCGATTGCCGCCTCTTGGAGTACGTCTTCAACGTCCACTTTCTCGCGTACGCTTCGGAGTTCACGAGATACAATGCCAGCCATAGAATCAAGAATATCAAGCATTTTTAAGCCTTTCGATCCAATCGAATCAGTACAAAACAACCGGGTTTCCCCGTCACTTATTCCATCTTAGGTAATAGGCTACTATTTGACCAGCCCAAGGCGCTAGGCGTCGGATTTTTTCGGAAAGATTTCCAGGATGACTCCAGCCTTTTTGGGGGTTATCTCGACGGTTACTGCTCCAATCCAAGAAATCTGCCAGTGATCGCCCTCGATCCCGCCAGCGTCAACCACGCCATCAATCAGGGCCTTGCATTGTTGGATCATGTTCGCTCGATCCCGTTGCCGATTGTCCGGCACCTCGAAGTGATAGTTAATCACGTGAGGCCCTTTGACCGCCTCTTGCCCCCTTGCGATTGCGTCGAGCGTTATGCACTTCGCAATCAATCGAAGGTTCGCAACCTCTTTGCTTTTATCGCTCCATCGGCCTTTATTGTGGGCCGTGATGCCCTTCGGATACGGTAGCTCAAGTCGCACGATTCCTAACCCTTTCTTCTGCGTACCACGGATCGATCGGCTCAGACTCCAATAGCCGCACCGAATGTTTGTTGATGTACTCCAAGTCCAACCACTCGGCATCATAGAGCTGCTTGAGCGCAACCATTTGACCGGGACTCAAAGCAGGTCGAAGGAAGCCCGCTATCCGCTCCCTGTGGCTTGCCTTGTGGCACAAGGTACAAAGCATCACGACTAGCCGCCGATCTTCTCTTCGAGGCTTGTTGGCGATGTGGGCGCGTTCAATCAGCCATGGCCCAAAGTAGTTCGCAGGTTTCCGGGATGCACCGCAAGCCCAGCACGAAAAGAACAACGACCGCATAGCCGCGTATTCAGTCTGTGCGTTGTATTCGTTCGATTGCCAAGGCTTGTTCGAGGTCAAGCAAGGTTTGCTCATGGATCGATCCTTTCCATTCCCGAAGTTTCGTCGGTACGGTCTGCGCATCCTCGATCATCTCCAACGCTGCTATCACCAACTCCGGGTTCGCTGTCGCTTCGATCCTTCGCAAGCTCTTCTCGACGTTTGACTCCCGCTGATATCGCGGCGGATAGTTCCATCCTGGAGAGTCTTGCTGCTTCTCTCTGTGGAGTCCGCCCGGTGTAAAAATCCGTTCCTGCGATCCGTCCATTGTAAACTCCCTTGTAAGCATGGGGACAATTCAACTCAGCCCATTCGTCATCAAGGATTTCGCCGCGTACGCTGTTGACTTCGAGTCGATGAATAAAAGTAACATCGCTTTTTTCTGCGTACACTTTCAGCATACCATCTGGAAATCTTTCCACGACGATCTTATGCCGACCCCACCCCAAGGCCGCGTCATCCTTCTCAATCTCGCCCCTGATCCAATCGACTATCTTACGCCCGGCATCGGTTGCCATGATCGCCCTAGCGTACTTGCGAACGAACCAACCGAGGTACCGATTCCCCGCGTCAGTATTGAGCAACCATTTCGCCATCTGTTCGCGCGATAGGAAGGCCATCCATTCGGTACTCATCGCTTCGCCTTTGCCGCTGTCCAGGGGTAAACGTCACTTACAAGCCTATGGTAGTCCACCGATCCTGCTTGAGGGGGTTTAAACCGCAGCTCGTTAACATCGGCCCAAACTCCGTCCGAAGCACAACGAGCCCTCCAAACACTCAACGCCGACGAAACCGGCTTTCCTGATCGGCTCATCGCATACAAGACGCTGACCCAGATTTGATTCGCGGACTTGGTTTTTTTCTTCTTCGGCTTGTTGACCAAGCCCCGCATCAGCTTGAGTTCACCGCTGACCATGTGCACTGTTCGCACGCTTTGCGCGTGAGCATGGCCGCAACCAGGGCAACGCTTGCCAAATTGCCGCCATACGCTGCACTTCGGGCAACAGATGCCCTCAACATCCTGCGGACGCTCAGCCCTCTGTATTCGCTTGGCTCGGCCCTGTGCAATGCTCTTGTTAGTACAACCTAGTTCCCACTCTCTATCCATGTTCGGCGAGCCATGCCGCCAAAAGCAACCGCCGTGACTCTGCCAGATTTTGTACTCGTATTCAGGGAAGTATCGCTGAATTCTCCCTACCGATTGCAAGTACGTTGCGATACCACCGAACACCGTAGCCGCGATGCCATGATACAACCAAGGCATATCGATCGCCTCACGCAAAATGAAGCGATTCATTACCACCTTGATCTCACCGGTGCGAGACATATCCATTACCGTTTGACGAATTTCTTCCGTTGTGTCGTACGTCTCCATGCGGATTTCACCGCTTGGGCCGCGATGAGGTAGCAAGCATGTCTCGCCGTCGATGTGGGCAACCGGCACGCCCATCTTCGCCCACTCTTCCGCGAACCACCTTGAGGCCGGGACCGATGGAGCGAACAGAATCGTCGGCTTGCTGTCTGGGTTAAGCTTCCGCCAGTTCGAGTACGCATCACCGAAAATCTTGTAAGCTCTTGGCTCCAACTTCGTCGAACTGTATTCGTTCTCAACGTCTTGATTGAGTCCGCTGCAATCAATCTCACTCGGCGAATAGACGCGAACCGGCAAGTGAGCCTTTACCGATCGCATTTCGGAGTACTTGCCGAAGTCAATCATTTCATCGTAAAGCTCCCCGCATCCGACCGGAGTAGCCGACAAGCCAACAATGAACGCTCCCTTTTGCTGGTGCCCTTCCCATCGCAAACCGTTCTCGTTTACGCCGCCTTTGACGATCGATATCGCCCGGTTCTTCGTCTGCAAGTGAGCCTCATCGAATAGCACTAGCGAAGGGTTTCCCAAGTCCCAAGTGCTCTTCTGAATCGCCCTCGCGTAAACGCTGTCGGTCATGCAAATCTGTACCGGCTTGTGGTCTTCATACTCGTGCCCCGCCGCCATGATTCCATGATCCACGCCAGCACGATTGAACGCATTGCTAAGCTGTTCCTTGAGCATCGTTCGGTGAAGGTAGATTCGCACGCTACCGCCTGCGGCAACTTCCTCTTCGGTAAGCTGCTGCATCACGCGAGACTTGCCCGCCCCGCATGGTGCCGCCGCGATTACCGCGCCGATCCCTCGCAGCCTAGCTTCCCGAATTCGTTCCTTCGCTCGATCCTGGTGCGGCCAGTTTCCGTTGCTCATCTTTGCTCCTAATGATTTGAGCCTGTAGAACTAACAAGTCGAGCACTCGCCCGATCAAAGCTTCCTTCGTGTTTTCGCACAAAGGTTGCATCAGTCTTATTTTGCCATGTTCAGGGTGATCGAACTCCGTTGGGACTTCGATCGTTTGCCCTGATTCATTAACTAGCCTCCAGCGGTACGATGAATACCGCTTGTCATTGATTATTCGCAATTTCATCGATTCAAAATCCAATCATCCAATCATCCAATGCCTTGAATATCTTGCGGACGCGAGCGTTATGCAGCTTCATCCACTTAGCCCGCCTGCGTGCGTTTCGCTTCCGCCAAGTTATTACCGCCTGTCGTAGCGCTGTAAGACTGTAGGCCGAATCATCGAAGGTATCTGAACCGCGAGCTATCTCACGGCGCATGATCTTCCTAGCTTGTCGGATTCTCACTGGTGATCTCCACGCCGAAGGGTGATGTCGAGCCGTCGACGTGACGGAATGCAAGCCGTTCAAAGGCTTGCTGCCAGTCAAATACCTCAACATTCTTACCGAAGGAAACCCATACAAACGGCGCGTTTGCCGCTACAACGGCGAAAAATCCTTGATGTGCATCATTCGACTTCCAATCGACAATGCCGTGACTCCGATTTGCGACATACTCGCCCCCATTTGCAAACGGTCTGTACTGCTTCGGCACTTCGATCTTGCGGATAATTGGGAATGTGCAATCACTTGACTCCTTTTTTGTCCACTGCGAAGCCTTTCCCTTGTAAGCGTACCACTCGCCCTCGGTGACGAAATCGATCCTCACCAACTCCCAGCCCTCCGGCACGCCTGGAACACCTCTAAACCCTTGCTCTGAACTCATCATCCGCTCCTTATGAAAACATGAAACTAAAACCAACTACCTAACGCCACTCAACGCGACGCCGAAAGCTATCTCACCGCAAACCAGCAAGTTTCTTGGTGATCGATTCGATCTCGATACGCATCAGCCGCGAGCAATTCGCCGCGTCAGTCGCACGAATAAAGCGTCCCCAAGCTTGATGAACGTCCTTGAGTTTCGCCGGGTCTGGATCTCCTGAAGGTGGAAACGTTTCCACTTCCGTAGCCGCTTCAACTGCGCTTTCCTCAACGTTTTCCTGCGTCTCTTCGCCTCGATAGTCAACCGGGCAGATACAAGACGCGCAGACATTGCCACCATCCGAAAGGCGTTGTTTCGTATGACCGCACTCAAAACATGCCCACCCCTCAACGTCGATCGAATCAAGCTCCAGGTTCGCCTGCTTCGGCGGTTTGCTCTTAGGCTTTAATGGTTCTTCCTCTTCGATTGCAGGTTCCTCACCGCGAGCTACTGCGTCGATGAACTCTTGGGCCTCTCGGTCAGCGTCACGAATCTTTTGAATGTACACGTGACTTACTCCGCATAGCTCAGCAATGGCCCGGCTAGACTCATCGGGAAAGTTAAAAATCGCAATATTCGCAGCCTTGCGTTTATCTGCGTTCGTACGTCTTAGGCCGTGTGTACTGTTGGCCCCGCAAGCTGCCCGCAACGCATCGCTGAAAGTGCCCTCGAATACCTCAACGCTGATCTTGCTCTTGCCTACGTTCTGCGCCGCGAGCACTCGACAGAAGCCATCAACGACAAGTAGCTCCCCGTCAACTGCGAACGCTTTCACCGGGGGGAAGCTTGCCTTGTCCTTCCAAGCCTCCTCGTAATCCTTGATGATCTCTTCCGGCACTGATTCTCTGCACTGTAGCCTCTGATCCAGTACCAGAAGGCTTGTCGCCACCGTTCGTTTTTTTCCAGTCATTCTTCCGTCTCTTCAACTCTCTGAGGGTTACTTGTGCATGTTCGACCGCTTGGGCAGCGACCTCTTGAAAGGTCAGCTCTGCCTCTGGATCGTTTGCTATTAACGCTGTCAGCGCACGCCCTGTAAAGTCCACGAGAATCTCGTAGTCAGTCAGAACGTGCGCTTCGTGATTTCTTCGGTCACTAAGTCCCATTGCCTAGCCTTTCATCGACTCAATGCGTTCTTGGAGCTTATCTGTCAGGAACTTGTGTTGCTCTTCGCTCAGCAATCCCTTGCTCTTGTAACCGACGATCCGATTCGTAGGGATGCCAAGTTGGGCAGGGGGTGCAACTTCGATCCATCGAAGCAGCATATACCCCGCGAGCGTTCCCCAAGTTTCCTTATCGATCTGTTGCGAGATGCCGTACTGACTCAAGGCTTGCTCCATCTTCGGCAACACTTCATCCGATGCCGTTTTGAGCTTATCTTCGATCTCGGCAATCTTCGCTTCGGAAAGCTTTTCAAGGGGCTTTGCTTCCGCTTCCGGTTTCGCCTCTGGTTTCGCGTCGGCCTTAGGCTTAGCATCGAACGCATTGTTCGGTACCGGATTGCTTGGAGCTGTGAACGCGTTGTTGCGTCTTGCCGCACGCTCTGCGCGTTCTGCGTCGTCATCTTCATCAATGCACAAGCTGAGCATTGCAGCAAGCGTATAGCGTCTCTGGTAGGTCAACGCTGATCCGTACGATTGCGGGGTGATCCCGATCGTATCCGGTGCTCCGCCAGTCCCGCGCTTGATGATCGTCTCCATCGCTCGAATCTGACTGGACGATCGCAAGTACTGCCCGGACTTGTGAACCAACATCGTCACCAATATTACCGGCTCAATCGGGAATTGAACCACGCTCAAACCATGCTTGGCTAGCACCGGGTTAATTACGCCGAGGATATCGCCCAAGTCAGCGTACTTTTGGTTGTGGTGCGAATTAAAAGACTCCTTGAGTACCTTCGGGCACTCAGCATGAAACCCAGCTAACGCAATTGCCAACTCACCTAAATCTGTCGAACTCTCAATCATGGCATTGTTCCTTTCTCAATAGAATCGCCATCAACACAACGCCGCCGAATTGCGGCTCAAAACTATTTCAGTGACTTTTCTTGTGCAATCCATTTCTCCGTATTGCACTGGACGCATTCCCGCGTCGTGATCCTGTGCCCCGCCTCGCATCGATGTACCTTCGCGTGAACGTATCCGCTCATCGTTTGCTTGGATCGCTCACAAGATGGACACACGACGCCCGTACCTGATTTCTTTTCGTATGGACGCTTACACGAGGCGCAAGTCCGCGTTGACAATCCATCTCGACAATCCTTGCAGACCCGATTCTCGATCTTCTCATGCGGATGTAGCGTATTGCACTTGCGACACTTTCCGAATCCTCGAATGCCCATTTACTTCCCTCTAGTTACTTCGCTCAAACACGCCAAGCAACCCTGCGTTGCTATCTTGCGTCCACAATTCCGGCATCGGTGCGGCCTGCATCTACGGTACGGGTCACGCTGCCTCGATGCCCTCTTCGCGCAAGTGTTGCAAGTACCTCCAGCGAACTTTCGAGTTGAACCGCACTTGCCGCAAGTCTCACGCGCTCGCATCGTCTGCATCTTGCAACCTCAGAAAAAAGTAACGTTGCTATTTTCTGCACGCTGATTCTGTATACCGGATCGCCTTGCATATCTGGCAATCCGCAAGCTCAATCAGGTATCCGCAGCCGCCGCAACGATAAGGAGCTACCGTATCGATCGCTTCTATCTTTGGATTACGTTTCCGCTTCGGCTTTTCCGACTTCGGCCTAGGCTTACCTCTGCAATCATGGCAACGCGCCATGCCGTCGCGGTAGTACCTAAATGGCGTACTGCACTCTTTGCAGTCACGCATCACAATCGGGCTTAAAGCAGGTCGAGCCATAGCATCACAGAAAAAAGCAACGTTACTATTTTTAGAAAAGGATCGGGCAGGGTTCTAACCTGCGGTTCGGACGGTAAATCGCCGAGACTTCCATTAGTCGACCGATCCTCGCCAGTTGTGCTAAGCACTTTCAGATGACTGGCCGCGTCTGCTGCTCGCTCCCTACGCGCTGAGCAGTAGCGTTACTCGTAGGTAAAGGAATCGGGCAGGATTTTCACCTGCTTTCAGGGGCCCGTTGCCGTCCTTTCGAGACTAAGCATCCCCAACAGCTGCGCCGTGTGCATCGTGGTTACGCCACGCCGCCGATCCCTAGCCGCTCTCGCGGTTACTCAATCACGCCTGATACCAACGCGAAGTTCTTCCGAATGCTTACCGGATCGCTTGCGTTGATGATGAGCGTATCAACCAGTTGAACCTTGTCACTCTGACCTACGCCGTTACCAACAACCACCGCAGCGCAAGGCGTTGTTAACGTATCGCCTGATCCATCTAGCATACAATCGGAAATCACTCCAACCGAGTCGGCCACCGACGCGACGCAAGCACGCTTAGCCGCAGTGGATTTGTTGGTGATCTTGCAGCTTACAAGCGAATAGTCACACGCCGAAAGAAACAAGCAGTTGCCGTTCAGCGTCGTAGTCCATTCAAGGTAAGTTGCCTGAACTGACGAGCGAACCAACCGGCTACCGTACGTCTGCAAGGTACCGCATACGCCCGAAGCATCAGGCCCAAATGTTACCGGCTCCGCTGCTGTTCCGTTCGCTTGAAACTCGCCGTAAACCTGAACAGGCAATCCGAGCCCTGCCACCGAAACATTACAACCAGCCTCAAGCACCAGCTTACCACCTGCCCTGATGACCACCTGCTTGCTTAGCACGTAGTCACCCTTCGGTACAACCACCGTTTGACCTGCCTCGATAATGCGGGCAGGAAACGGAGTTTGAGCGTTTGCAAGTGATCCAATCAAAACCAACGCGACCGACAAAAGACGAATCATTCTTCGAACCTTTCACAAAACTAAAACCGACCTGCAAGGAAGTCTCGCAAGCTCAAAAGAACCGGGCGGGAATCTCACCCGCTTGCCTCATCAATGCCCCCACTGATTCAGCTCCGGCCCTCGCCTTCTCTCAGGCTGTCTCCGGTCTAACCTCCCTGATTCAAAGCTGCCCGAACTGCTGCATCCTTCGATTCAAGCAGTTTGCGAAGTGCAACAGTTCTCTCAGGCCCTGGATAGCACAACTCACACGTCAACTCAGCCAACGCCTTAAACTGCAACGCCACGATCTTTAGGTCATCTGGCAAGTGTTCACACTCGAACCACTTCAACATTCGCTCATTGTCTCGCATCATCCATCTCCAATTGACTTGCCATCATCACGAAAACGTTTTCGTCATCATCCAACGGGCCAGACAGGATTCGAACCTGCACGCCGAATACCCTTGGGTCATGAACTCCCTACTCTCTTCGGTCTTGCGTATTGCCTTGCGGGCAACGCTCTACCATTAAGCTACCGGCCCTACCGCAACTAGCGGTAAATCACAGTTGCGTACCAACCATTGCGACCACGCGCGACGCCGATCTCCATTACCGGCCTGCGTCCCCAGTAGCAACATTTTCGAATAGCCGCATCCGGCGAACTGGTCGAGAAGCCTACGCCCTCATAGTTGCCACCACCGAAGCCGCCGCCTACGTGGTACATGCGACCGCTCGCAGCTTGCCGTTCTGCCTTCCATTGTGCGAGCCCATTGCAAGCCACCAATGACCGCACCGGTTGCGATTCACAGACAACATGCTCAACAACTCGTACCGGCACTTCGACCGCCGCGACCACAACCTCAGCAACCTTGGCAACCACTCGATCCGAGGGACTCTTGACGCATTGACCGCTGACGCAATCCTGCCCGAAAGTGGAAACGTTTCCACCCGTGAACATGCAAAGAGCAATGAAAACCAAGGAAACTGAACCAAAACTCCAACGCTTCATACTAACCTCCGTGAAGGGTACTAAACACAAAACTAACCATCCGCACTACTAACGCCACCGATCAACTCAGCGAAACTATTTCGCCAAGAATTTATCAAACGCAATCGCAACCGCTGCCAAAGATGCCTGCTTAATCAAGGCATGGAACACCGTGTCGTACTCGCCCGGTAAATCGATCTTGGCAATGTACTCATCGTAAATCTTGCCCACGATCTCAAGCACCGTTGCCCGGTCTAAGTCCTTGAGCTGCTCCGCGCCGATCTGCTTGACCACTCGCAGAACAATATCAAAGAACTTCGAGCCCGCTGCCATCGGACGCTTCGAGGTTGATGCCTTGATATCATCCAAGGCGATTTCAACTTCCTCACGTAATTTCTTCTCAAAACTAATCACAGTGCACCTCTAAAAAGTGAAAGGTTCCGGCCATCCATCGCGGTGCCAGTTGCCGCTCTTCGTGCGTTCGATGATCTCTTCGATCGCATCTTGAAGCAACAAGGCCGCGCCCGCCAGCGTCGATTCCGTCGGCTTGAACACTTCACACCGAAACGGAGCTGACGTTTCTACGACGAGGAAGTATACCGGAGGAAGCTCGCCACCGCGAACCGACTGAACGAGGAGTTGGTACATTACCGCCTGCACGTCCCACTTGTGATCGTACGGCCTGTAGTTGCAAGTCCGCTCGCCCATGTCGGCAATCGTCTTGAAGTCGATAATCGAATCAGGGGTCAGCATGTCAACTCGCCCTCGCACCTTCTGGTAGCTCCCATCTTGCAAGGGTGCCTCAGCCGTGATCGATATCTCAGTCAAAGACTCTGACCGCCTGGAAAGCAACTGAACTGCTACCGGGTTATTCAGGATCGCTTCGCGGATGTACTTGAGGTTCGATATCTGATCTTCCTTCAGAAGTATAGAGCCCTCGTTCTCCCGCTGATACGCAAGCCATGCCGCCCCGCGTCGCGCTCCGTTGCTCGAAAGTACTTCCTTCGGGATAACCTTGTACGATTGATCCCATACGGCCAACAATTGATCCTCGTGAACCGCCGTTCCAAAGTCCATTGCAGCCGTAGATTCCTTGCGACGCTTGAGGATGTGATTCCAGTGGAATTCCTCAGGGCTTGATAGCAAGTCTTTGACCATTGAAGCCGAGATTTCTTCCCGCCTGTGGTAGCTGTCAATGTGCTCGCCGATATGTACTTGACCGTTGATGAAGCCCATTACAGTCCTTCTCCCTTCTCAACTTCGAATACGACATGCTTGATTGCGAATGCGTCGGACACTGCCTCAGCACTGGGTTTTTTCTCCCCCCACATTTTGCAACTTCCATCATCTTCTACCACGATCCACCGTTCGAACTTCATTCGCGGCTTGAATTCGATGAGGTCGTACCCATGCTTTTCTGCTTCGTTAAATCTGCCAATTTCAGTATGCCGGACAGGCCACCATTCGCCACCCTTGAAAACTGCACCATGAACCGGATACGCTCCGCCGCCATCCGTTGCGTAGCACCTGTAAGGCAATCCTTCACCAGACGGACCGCCTGCACGAGTCGCGTAATGCTTGTCCTTGCTTACCTTTTCCTGCAACATGCTTACAGTCCCCTATTGTCTTGCAGCCAAAGAATCTCGGCATCGATCGCCAATGATCGCTTACCAAATGGTCCGAGCTTCGGCCCACCGACCGGGCTCAAATCCGCGAACCAATCAACGCCCGATTCACCGGGCTCAACATGCGAAGCGCGGGCAATGGAAACGTTTCCAGCCGCTTCAAGCACTTCGCTTGCGTCATCAACGTAAATCGACTCGATCTTCGTGCCGATCAGCAACGTTATTTCCTGCGCCATTCGTTGGCCTCACCCTTCGTAAATTGATGCTCTTCGGTGCCTCGATGCCGATCCTAACGCCCTTAGACGTTGAGCGACCTACTGACACCTTGATCTCTACCGGCTTGCCCTCAGCGTCGAACGCCTCGATACTAATCGCCTCACCGGGTTTTCTTTCCGCCACCCACATAACGCCACCGTTCCTAACTTTGAAAGTCCATGTCGAACAATTCACCGTGAATGCCTAGCAACTTTTCGTGCTCTGCGTCCGGCATCACACGATCGAAGTCAACAAGCCTTGAGGCCCTGGACTCCTGCAAGAGCAACTCAAACTCCCTCAAACTGATTCGCGTTGCCTGTATTCCGAAGCCTGGAAAATGCTTGGCGATTACCGGATGCAACCGACTGATTTTCATTTCCTCATCGATTGCGACGATGAAGCCGATCACAGTATTCGTTCGATGCCGCTTGAGGATCACCCTGTAGAAGCTTCCATCTTCGATCATCGCCTGACCTGTTGGCCCTGCGCCTGCTTGTAGTAGTCTTGCTTGAGGTCGTCGCTGGTGACGGTCCCTAGGGCCTTCTCAATGCCTTCGGTCAGCGTCTTGCAGCTCGCACCCGAGCACCCGTTGACCTCTACCTTAACCTTGCCTTCCTTGTCGATCACTACGTCAATTGATTCCATGATTACCTCGAAAGAGTTAGTTTGATTCGTCCGTCAGCCTGCAACGTTTCCTTGACCGCGAAGCCTTGCCGCTTGGCTTGCTTCCGCGCGACCTCAACGCCGTACGCCTGTTGCAACTTGCCGAGGCCTCGAATGTCCTCAGCGACGGCTACTGCGTCTTGCATCCCGTAACCACGCGCGAACGGGTCAAAGCTCAACCGAAGCCCGGTTTCCGTCTTGTGAACGCCGATCTCGTACGCCGTCGGATTCGGATGCACAATCGCAGCATCGCATGGATCGACCTGACCCATATACCAGCGAAACGTTTTCTGCTCCTTGCGAAGCTCAACTCCGCAACGCTCGCAGGCTTTCGCTAGGCAATCCATGTCACGGAACTCGATTTCAACTGTAGCAATATGGCTCACTTTGCACCTCGTTTTGACTCTCGAAAAGTGGAAACGTTTCCACCCTACTAACGCCACCAACCAAAAAACGGAAGGTTACTTTTATTCAAATTCGATCGAACGTTCTGCCTGCTTGACCACGTGGGCAGATACCGCCGATTGAAGCTTGGCGAACGCTTCACGCATGTTAGCGCGTTGCTCGTCGTCCTTTTTCATGGCCTTTGCATCGAGCCCGACGGCGAGCTGCTCTGCCTGATGTACCAAGGCATCTAGCTCAGCATTGTCACCGACTGAGATAGCTCGGAAACGGTTTGCGAACTCGACGATATTATCCACCGCCCGTTGCTGGAGTACTCGTTTCTTCCCGTCCTCAGACTCCCCGGATTCAAGACGTTCTGCGACCGCCGCAATCATACCGGCGAACTCTTCACGCAACGCTTGCTCTGCGGCTTGTGCTGCCTCATCGAACTTGATCGCGAACTTTTGCATTTCCCGGTCGAATAGCTCCTTACCAAGCTTTGCCAACTTAGGGTCAGGTTGCACCGAAGGGTAGCTGATCGTCAGCCAAATAGCTTGCCGTACGTCGAAGTTGTAGTCACCTTCAACGTACAGTTTCGCTAGGCGATTCTTGGCGTCCTGCTTGACCTGATCCCAAACCTCATGCAACGCCTCTTTCGCCTTTTGCAAGTCGGCTTGCAGCGTAGCGACTTGCTGGTTCATCCACTCAATCCGATCGATCTTGATAAGCCGCATCCCGTCTTCGTACTTGACCGTATACCCCTGCCAAATCGCACGAGCTTGACGGATGATCGCGTAGACCGCTTTGACCTCTGGTAGTTTCTTGTTGAGGATTTCACGCCCGCCGCTTACGCTCTTTGCGTCCGAATCGAAGAACGACGCCATGCTATGCCGCTGTCCGTCGGTGAATTTCTTGCGACTCGAAAAGCTGGTAATTTCCAATTTGCAGCCGCTCATCTCCTCGAACAACTGCTGCCCTAAATCCGTCATCGTTTCCACCTGTCAAAAAAAAGTAACGTTGCAAATATTGCCAAATGTATAACGCCACCGATCCCGGAAAGAAAACCTATTCGAGTTCTCGACCTGAGGATTCCTTGCGTCGCGTGTAAGGCCCTGCAACGCTCGCAGAGAGGAAGCGACCTTCGGCCCCTGCTCGCAGCTTGGCGATTGCTTCCGGTGCTTGCTTGCTCACTGGGACGATGTAAGACGCGGCTTGCTCAAGACTGATCGAAAGGGAATCAGCAATCTCACAGCACGATTCGATCTCCGCCCCTGTCCATTCGTTATCAAGTAGCTTGCTGATTGCGCCTTGGTTATCATGCCCGAACTTCGCAGCGTACAGACTCCAAATAGCTTGCCGTTCTGCCCTGTCCGGCAAGTCGAAGAACCAAGTACCAAGCTTAAACCGTCGCTTCAATTCTGGCGGAAGTTCAGTCAAGCTGTTGCACGTTGCTATCCAAAGGGTATCGCCTCCGCTGATCGCCTTGATGACTTTCAAAGCCTCGCGTACCTGTGCTTCGGACTGCCCGACCAACGATCCCTTCGTGCCCCCTAAGTCGAGCTGAATCGTAGGTATCCCGCCTTCGGTACCGGTGGACTTCGCCACTGCTGATTTCGCCGCACCCGGAGGCCCTACGAGGATCATGCCCGTAGCTCGGTTGTCTTGCATCCAACTGAGCAACTGACCTAGCTGATCCTGTGATACCCCGCTGGTATCCGATCCAGCCGCCCCCAAGCACTTCTCGATCTCGTCCACAAATACAACCGCCTTCGGTTTCGCCTTGCCTTTTAGCACCGCCCGCATGAAGGTTTTGAAGCTCTCACAACCGCCGATCGAATCGAAGCCTGCCTTCGTTGTCACCACTCTTAGGCCGGGAGTCTGATCGATCTTTCGACGCTTCGATTCCCAAAGCTGGTCAACGTCGAGCCCGGTCTTATCGAGTGCCAAGCAAGCAAGGTTCTCAGCACAAAAGGCAGTCACCCCGATTGCCGCATTCGCACCGCTTTCAAGTACCTCTTCCGTTGGCGTGTGTTTCCCCCACTCGCAAACATTGCTCACGATCCCTCGAAGCTCATCCGAGCCCGGCATGGGGTCGTCGAACTGAACTACGTCGTGGATCAACTCTGGCGGAAGTACCGCGACTCCAAGGAGCACGAGCACCTTTTTGGTAGCCTTGAAATCATCCCGCAAATTCCAAACGGCTTGCACCGCGCGAGGGTCATCCATAAAAAGATGAGCGTTGCAAATCACCACCACCTGACGGCGCGTAAGCTCTTTGAGGTCAGCCAAAAAGTTGACCATTGACCCCGAATAGTCTTGCTGTGGAAGCCCCGCCAACGCTTCACAAGCCTTGGTATCTGTCTTTGCAGCCTTTGCACCTTGGATCACGTCCCAGGTAATCAAACCGACCGAATCCTCGAATCCTGCAAGCTGCTCACCGATGGATCGAATCGTTGCCGCTGGATCGCCTGTGGTCACTGAAACCAATGGAACGCCTGCTCTGAATGCCTTTGCAATTTGCATCATCAAGTCCTTTCGTAGGATCAAAAAAAGTGGAAACGTTTCCACCTCAATAACGCCACCACTCAGAAAATAGTAACGTTGTTTTTTTCAGAAGTCGATTTTTTCCATGATCTGATCGAACGCGACCAGAACTGCAAAAATCACCACTCCGCAGCCCAAAGCGTAAACTACCTCAATCATCGCGACCTCAGTTTCTTCTCATCAAAAGTAAGCTCCCCGCGAGCAACCGCAACATCCTTCGGAGCCTGGATCTCCAGCTTCACCTTGCTCGGCCCGATCGATCGCACGATCACCGTCGCCGGTCCGATTGTAATTGATTGCCCTACCCCACGCTTCAAAATCAAACTCATCGCCGCACCTAACTAGTCTCTTCCTTGCCAACATCCAACGCCCTACGAAACCGTTTCGCAAAGCTTCGAAAACAATTCCAGCGAAACAACCGTTGAGCATCCGTCAACAGCTCATCCCGCGCTATATCGACCTCCAAGGGAGCATCGATCTCTATTTTCACTTTCGCAGGCCCAACCGAAACAACCTGGACTTTTACCCCGCCGATCCAAAATGCTTCGCTTTGCCTGCGCTTGATTACCAAGGCCATGATTGACTCCAGCCGACCGCAAGTCGGCGTTACTTGACCTACGAAACCCGGTTCAACAATTCAGCGTTCTGAGTCGCAATCTCGTATTGCTTCTCAGTCAGTCCATCCTTGCTGATGAAGCAGATTGCCCGTTGGGGGTCTATGCTTCGAGCGTGAATCGGGCTGTCATAGACGCCGATCATTGGGACGCCTTTGAACTCGCCGATTTCAACCAGCAAGACAACTTCCTGCGTTCCGCTTGGAAGCTCCAAATCAACGTACTGGAAAGAAATAGCCATCATCAATTCTCCGTCGTAGAGAGGTTGTCAAAACATCCGGGTTCTTCCCGGCTACATATACCTAGGCTCAGACGCTTCCAAACCTAGGCGCACAATTCAAAAAGATTTTTACTTGGACGAAGCGCGTTCACCGCGTCGCAGTCGCTTTGGCAAGCTTGACTTCAATTCATCTACCGTCACGCCCTTGGTCTTCGCAGCTCGTTCGAGCATCGCTTCCCCGGCCCATTCCGAAAACGTCATGCCTTCCATGCTTGCCGCCGATGCAAATAGCTCTTGCCATTTGACCGGCTGTGTCAGTGTGATCTTGCCTGGAACCATCGAAAAACCTCGTTGAAAAAAAAGGGAGATTGGTAAACGTTGAGCGTGATTAGGAAGCGGCTTGAAGCTCTTCCCATTCTTCGTTCGTAACCCATCGGAAACCTTCCGGCAGGTCATCGGCGTCGATCTGACTGACCTTGTAGCCCGCAGGCCCAGCGACTACCCAAAGCTCGCTTGAGCTTGGGTCAATGTCGTAAATCGTCAGTCCGTCTTTTGTCTTTGTTGGCATCGACTTTTCGGACTTACTGAACTGGTTGTAGTCAGCCATCGATTCGAAGGCCATGAAGCCGCCATCGACTTCCACGATCTCCGCCGCCCATGGTGCCGCTGCTTGTGCTGCCTCGATCGTTCCTACTTCCAAAAATTCGGTTCTCATAGTGCTGTGATCCTTACTTGTGCTGTGAAACTTAAACTCATACCGCCGAGGCGGTTTCAGCCTTCCGGCCATCGTCAGTGAGTTAGCGTGATTCCTTTGCGATTCGCTCCCACTGGGATAGCCGCTCTTCGCTGAGAAGAAACGCTTCGCCGATCTCCTTGTGCCGTCCGTTGCTGTTGACATTGCGACCCATTCGCAAGCCGTCTTTGTTCTTTCGCACTTGCAGCAAGCAAACCCCGCCGTGCGCTGATCGATTTTCGTTGCGTGATACGCTTCCGGCATAGCCAACGATCGCTACCGTAGTCCAGGTTGTCTTAATTGCTGTGGTCATAACTTTTACCCTTTAGAAACTTGTGAATCTCAAACCCATACGCCCTAAGGCGTTTCGACCTTCCGATCATCGTCAGTGGGTTAGGCGAATACCGACAACTCTTCGGCGATTGCGGGAGCAACGCGGTCAAGCTGCTTCTGGATTTCTTCGGTGCCCATCCCTACAACGATCCCTCCAGCCAATTCATTTCCGCGCCGTCCTGCCTTGTGGTTACTCACGCGAAACTTGACCGACACCGAGTGGTCATCAGTGTCGTGATAGCATTCGAAGTAAATCGAACCCATTGACCCATGATCCCAGGTGACGGCATGAACGCCCTCGATTGATCGCAATGCAGACTTCACCGTATCGACAAGCAACTCAGTAGCGTCGTGAACTGCTCGTGTGCAAACCGGAAGGTGCCCAACTGCATCCCAGGTCTTCAAAGCGACTTCAATCATTCGTGCGTTCATCATTCATCCCTTTCGTAGGTCAGTTGTTTTACTGGCGTCGTTGCCAGCGATGTAGATACAATATCGGTATATTTCAGATAGGGAAATAGGCATTCTTTCAAATGGTATCCTATTTCACGCCAAATCTACCTATTTCTCAAGGAAAACATTGGGAAAGATTTTTTCGGAATTTCTTTCCGCGTTGCGGTTTTCGATCCCGGCTTCACGCTTTCCCTGTGTTTTCATTGATTTGAAATGGAAGCATTTTGGAAACGTTTCCAGCTAGCTACTCCCAAACCAAGTTTAGCTCGGCGGTCTGCTTCGGCTTTTCTGCCTCAATGCCGATCCTCTCCAGGTTCTTCGCAGCCTGCCGGAAGTAGCTAGGTTTTAACTCGCAGCCAACACCGCGACGGCCTAGAGATACCGCCCCGTAGACTTCTGACCCAACGCCCATGAAGGGGCTCAAGACCGTCTCACCGGGATTCGACCACATGGCAACCGCGCGTTCAATCACGTCGAGCTGCAAGGGGTGCACGTGCTTCTCGTCCTCAAGGTCACGTGACTCTTCGACGTTCAAGACTCGATCGATTCGGATATCCATCCAGACTGACGAAGCGTAGTTTCGCCAAATCCATTGCGAGTACGAGTTCTTTTTTTGATCGCCGACCATGCCGCGAAGGTGTCGAAATTCTTCCGGCGGTTGAGACTCACCAGCGTATTCAAGCATCCCGTTTTCTTGCGTCACAGGGATCTTGTTTTCACCCTTGCGACGGAACATCAAAAGATAATCAGCGTTCGCCACTGAGCACCGCGTTGTATCCTTGCAGAACGTTTTGTGGTGTAGTGACTTCATCATCGTTCGATTGCGCACCATCAAAGGTTCTTTCCAAATCACGCGACGCCCGCCGTACTCGAAACCGCGTGCCAAGTGCTGCCGAATTATCTCTCCGGGGAGGTCGAACATGGCATCGCAGCCCGCATTGCTCAACGGAATATCCATGCAATGTACGGCCGAGATTCTGCCCGGCTTAGTCAGCCTTGCTACCTCGTCGATGCAATATCCGTAGTGCTCAAAAAACTCATCCTTATCGATTGCGTTCGACATATCCCGCGCGTCGCTGGAGTACGTATAAAGCCCTGCAAACGGCGGGGAATAGACGCTGAGCCCGATGCACTCGTCCGGTAACGTTCGCATGATCTCCACGCAGTCCCCGTTGTAGATTGCGTATCGGTCATTGATAACTTGATCGCTTATAGCCATGTTGGTAAATCGACTTTCTTTGTATAGATATTCTCTCGTTCAATCCTCAACGCGGAGTTCATTTCCGCGACCAAAACCTCAAACATTTTCGCGGCTTGATCCGCCTTTCGTCGCATGTTCGCGAGTACTAGTTCTTCGCCTTCCGTTGCAACAACGTCTAGCGTTACTGGCCTCTTTTGGCCGAAGCGATAGCAACGCCGAACGCTCTGGTAGTACTGCTCGTATGAGTGACTAGCAAAGGTCACAACGTGATTGCAATGCTGCCAGTTCAGGCCCCAAGCTCCAATCTTCGGCTTGATGACAAGGACTCGCAGCTTGCCGCTTTCGAAGTCCTCGTAAATCTCGATCTTCCTTTCGTCACGTGTTCGCCCTGCGACTTGCACCGCGCCGGGAATGATCTTCTCCAACATGTCCCCTTCCGGGTTTGCCTGGCACCAAATCACAACCGGTCGATCATGATTGACTAGGTTTGCAACGTACTCGCAACGCTGTTCGAGCGTTCGCATTCGCTCCTTACGCTCTGCCCCTAATCCGACCGCTGGAACGTTGAGAAGGTAGCCTTCCGGCGGTGAATCCGGTGCTATCACGTGATCCCGCTCGATCAACTCAGGGAGGACAAATTTTCGATCATCGAAGCCCAAGTCCGAAGGCAATCGGCAAGCGCGAGCCCATGAAGCAACCCACCGCCAAAAATGCTGAACGGCATGGTTTTTGAGTCTCCATTGACCGATTGTCTGAGCTACACGGAAGGCAAGCTTGCCGTAGTAGTTTGAGTCTTGCTGAATCAGCCTTTCCGCTTCCAATTGCTGCTTGGTTTCTTTCTTCTGGCCTTTGTCGTCAAGTTGCCGAAAGAACCGGCGGAGCATGTCGCTGTTCGACAATTCGCCTAACGCCTCGCTAGACGTTCCAAGCTCAACGTAATCGTTCGGTGCGGCCGTCGCTGTGCATAGCAATCGGTAAGGCATCTTGAGCGTAAACCGCGTGATTTGCTTCCGCGTCTCACCGTCAACCGACTTCAAAATGCTTGACTCGTCGCAGACGAACCCCGCAAAGTCATCCGAGTTAAAATTGTGCAAGCGGTCGTAGTTGGTCACTACGATCTTTGATTCCAATTCGCCCGCCTTGCTACGCTTCGCTTCGATGCCGAACTTTTCAGCCTCGCGTTGCGTTTGCTGTGCGACGGCCAACGGAGTGACAATCAAAACCCGCTTGTTCGTATGCTCAACAACCTTTTGAGCCCAAGTCAGTTGCATAGCTGTCTTGCCGAGCCCGCAATCGGCAAAGATTGCAGCCTTGCCTTTTCGCAGTGCCCAGTCAACGAGATACGCTTGGAAGTCGTACAGGTAGCTCGGCAACTCGCCTGGATCGAATCCGTGATCCCCTCCCATTTGTGACTTATGGTCTATGAACTCGTCGTAGTTCATTGCTTCCCCTTGTTGCGTCGCGAGCCATTATGCAAACGTTGCTTGGTAGCTCCGCGACTGGTAGATAATCCAAGCCAATAACGCCACCATTTGACCGAAAGAAAGCAATCAGTAGAAGATTGCAAAGATTTGCAACGTTGCTTTTTTCTGCGCGTTGCTGTCAAAGAGTGGAAACGTTTCCACTTCAAGCCTACTCGAAACTGACGCTTACCTTGATTTCCCTCGGTGATACGTTGACAAGAATCTCATGTAGCCGTTCAGCGGTCAGAAGCACTTTCTTAGTGCCCTTTGAGGTCTTGTACGAAAAGTCACCAACGCCGTTTTCATCGACCGGAATCATCCTGTACCAACTCTTTGCCTCATTGTCCCAATGAAATCGCAACCATCCCATAATGCGACGAGCCGTATACGTATCACCACGAATGACGCAAACCTTTTCTATCGATGCCACTTTCCAGCCCCTCAAATCGTTGACGTAATTTGACGCAATTTCACGCAATCAAATAACGCCACTGAAGCCGACTTCGAAAGATGTTTTCGTTGCTCTAGAGATTTGCAACGTTGCTTTTTTCTGCGCCGCGCGCACCGCAGCTTTATCCCTTGGCCCCCACCCGGCAGCCAAGATCAGCAAAGAACCCTAGTTAGTGGCACCCTGAAAAACCAGGGGGGCTCAGTCTTACGGTAGTAAACGGGGCCAAGGACCGAGTTGTGAGCTGACACAGTGCTCGGATTTGATTTTATTCCCTACCGCCCAACTGATGCAGGTTTGCGAAGCCTGCCCTTGTCGTGGCCGAACCACTACCCTCCTACGGAATGATCCGTAGTCGCTGCTTGCGAAGTGTTACCAAGCCGCACACCACGCAAACCGCGCTAGCAAGGCTGAAGCCCCAACGCAGTTCCGATCTGTCTTTACGCCTTGATTTCATTTCGTTTGCTCACTAAAATCTAGGCAGTTCGAAGGGCGTGCGGTGCTGAGAACTTAACCTCGCAGGGTTCAAACCTTGCGGGGTTTTTTTATGCTCTAGCCGCCCTTCTCCCTGCTACGGTCCGAGGCTTTCCAAACCTCGTTGCAAGTAATCTAACGCCACCGCTGCGAGTTGGTAAAGCCCAGGCCGCGCATAATCTCCAAATCAAGCCATCAGACGCGAGTATTCCGCGTCAATGGGTTCTAAGCCTTGAACGCCCACCATCGCGTAAGAATCGCGTTCTGCAAGCCATTGACGAAGCCATTCTTCGGGTATCCGCGTCACGCTTCCCTTGAACTGCAAGTCGAGTTTGTTTCCAGTTCGCGCGTAGCCGCCTTGGTAGTAGTACCACCAGCTCTGCAAGTGATCGTACCACCAACGCGAGCCATCGAAATACTGACCGATGATCGCCGTTGAATGACCGCCGCCGCGCGTCAGTTGCTTTGATGTTCCCTGTGAGTCAAGCTGCTTCGAAGGGTGCACCATGCCGCAAAGGTTGATCGGAGTTAGGTTCGTGATAGCCGCGCGTACCTCTTCGACAGTTTGGACGAGGGGAGCTTGCTGGATCGGCCGAAGCCTTGCGACGTCCTCAGACGTCTTTGGTACGCCCTCGCGGGAGTTTGTCCACTTCATCCCCTGTTGCTCATCGGCCCGCATGGTAGCGAGCCAATCCTTTTCCGTTTCGGTATTGTCATTGTGCCCTAGCTCGCGGTACGTCACGCAGCCGTACTTGGTCAGCCACTGAGCCGCCCATGATCCCGTTGAGCCTTGCCACGTTCCGGGATTCTTGCCGATATCGACTCGTGATCCGGCATAGATCGGAGCGACCGCGACGCGACCAGGAAACCGCAAGCCGGAAAGTAATGAACTGACCCCTAGCACGATCGTTGCGATTGCCGCGTGCGATTGCCCAACGCAAGTACCTTCCTCCTGGTACTGCGGGAACCAGCGAAACTTACGGCCGTAAAGCGATTGCATCCCCATTAAGGCATATCGGCCCAGGAAGATATCTTTCGCCGGTTCTCGATCCATGACGTTCGGAGCTGCTGCCCCATAGACTGGAGCGATTGACTGAGCCGCGAATAGCTTCTGATGCGCTCTATCGTGCCTTGCCGCGTCGAGCGAGCCATCTAAGTACCGATCCCAAATTGGCATTATGCACCTACCTTTTGCAGTGAGTCTGCGACCGCGTTCAAGAATGCTTGATGTTGTTTGACCGTCGAAAGTTTCCCGGCATCGCGAAGCCTTCGAACCTCTTTGAGTAGCTCAACGTTGAACAAGCCCCAATTGAGCCACCCAACGCGCCCCAATCGGGATTCAACTTCAGTTTTGAGTTTCTCATCAATATTTGCAACGTTGCTAATTTCTGCGCTAGCCGTTGCCCTCAATGCTTCGACGTATTTTGGAACGTCTTGCTTCGGATCGTCGGAGGCTACAGTCTCGAACCAAGTGGAAACGTTTCCACTCAAGGAATCGAAGTTATCAACGATTTCATTGTGTTTCGTGTTTCCGTCCTTGAAAAACGGCGCGACGTAGGGAAGGATCGTAAAGAGCGATAGAACGGCAATCGCGACCCAGTACCAATCGACTTCAAAGCCTGTAGATACCGCTTGAGGCTTGCGACGCCTTCGCGGTTTCTTCGGCTTGCTTGGCTCTGGTGGAGTTACCGGATCGTCACCGCGCGTCGGTCTACGTCTCGGACTTGATGGACTCGGCATAAATGCCCCCTGTGAAAAAAAGTAGCATTGCGTTTTTCTGCGCGTGATTCCAATCACTCGCCAGACGGGACGGAACTGAACTGATCGTTGCCTTCGTCCCCGTAGATTTTATCTTTCAACTTTCCCGCAAGCCAAGCAATCAACTGCTTAACTGCCCAGGAAATCAAAATGCTCAGAAGGATGGAAGCCGGATCGAAGCGGGATATCATCCGCGCCTCAAGTTCCTTGATCGCTTCCTCTTCGCTTAGTCCAAGCTCAGCTACTGACTTGACTTCCTGCATCGCGACCCGTCGATGCCTTCGCGGTAAACCTGCCCGTATTCTTGCCATAATTTAAATCCGTCATCCAAAGTGCGAGTACCAAAACGATTGCCGCCGCACCGCAAATTACCGGGTAGAACAACCCGACGCAAGCTACCGCACCGGATATCCAACCTAGCGTGCTTTGAGCCTGATACCGCCAACGGCAACACTGTTGAGAACATGCTGAGAACTTTATGACCGCGTAATAGCACAACCAAACCATGCACACGCGACCGACTAGCTGTAAGACTTGAAACAGTTGCTCATTCATTTTCTTTGACGAATTTTGCCGCGCGCTTGTGAACAAACTTGATCGCTCGCCAGCCAACTAGACCGACGACAAAAGCGGAAACCATCTCAGCATCGGCGCGATTGATGCGTGAGAGTACTTTATCCGACAGCAAGAATGCCTCGGCAAGAGAAATCGCCAAAGGTGCACAAAATACCGCCGCGACCCAACCACAAAACAACCGCTTGCCAACGCTCGCGGAGGGGTCAGGTTCAGACGTAAGAACCGAGACAAGCGACCCTGCGGCCCCCGCTTGTAATCTCGTGACGATTTCAGCACTTAAAAACAAAAGATCCATTTCGTTTTCTCCCGTTCCGAAATGGTACCGAAATCATGCTCACTCTGTTTTAGAGCAAACCGCCATCACGCCAAATCTGAACGGTTCGCTTGGCATGATTTAGCTTTTCGTTGCTCGTTGCGAAGTGCACAAGGTACGCATCTTTCACGCCTTGCCAGAAGCCCGGAAAGTAGAACTGCCAGTTCATCCGTGAATCGAGTTCCTCATAGCCAAGCCTGAACGCTGACTGCTCAACGTAGAGCTGCTCGGAAGTGTGGTTCGTGTTCATCGTTCGCGGAGGCTGTGACCATATCCCAGCGTGCGACTGCTTGCAGTAAACCACGCCTGAGTTCAGGCACGTATCGCGTTGCTCAAACTCAACTCCAATGCCCTTGCCTACAATCTCTCTTTGCGACTTGAGCCACGATGTTTCTGCAAGATACTTCCAATCGTCATGAATCATGATCCCGGCATCGGTACCGAACAAGCTCGGCGCGTCCGGTCGAATGACGCAGTCGGCATCAATAAACAAAGTCTCTTGGTACTGTTCAGAAAAAAACAACGTTCTGAATTTCTCGAAGCCCCACCAAAGTTCTGTTTGGTTCGTCAGTTCGATGTAGTCGGCATCGTTCCGCATCGCGTAGGATCGCAGGTAAGGCCGCGTGAAGTCGAGCAAATCCCGAAACGCCTTACCAGTAGCAACGGTGACTACGCAACGTGTACGGCCCGTTTTCGGCCTCTGATGACGCCATAGCATCAATGCTTGGTTGAGCGTTATTTCTTGGTAGCCGAGTTTTCGATTAACTCGATTATGCCACTCAATCCCACGGGCAAAGAACGCCTCGGGGCTCGTGAAGTCCGGTGGAAGCTCCTCTTCGATTTCGGCGAAGTTCGAAGCACACGAACAACCCTGCGAAGGGATGTAACGTTTCCAGTTGGTGAAGAACTCTTCGGTTGGGTTTTGCTCAAGATGTAACCTTGACCATGGTGGAAGCGTAGCCGCTCTCGCGTTGGGGTTTTGAGAACTTGACGGGTCGATCGGCAATCCGTTGACGGTAATCTTTACCACGACAGAATCCATTTCCTTCCAGCCATAAAGGGGATAGAAATACTCCAAGTATTGCAAACCTGAGTGGCCGCAGGATCGAGTTCGAAGCATGTATTGTCGTCGCAATCACCTTCGACCACTAGTGCCAATTCAGAATCACAACTGCAACGGAATGTCTCATCGTTGTACGTCGGGTCTTTACCGCCGAAGAAATTACGATTCGGGCTAGGCCAATCCTTGCAGCAATCAACGTCCTGG